AGGAGGCGAAATATACGCAGAGTGTATTCCTTATAAAGGCAACGAGCATCTTTTAGGTACAAAAAAATCTAAATAAAATATAACTTCCACGACACAGAATGAGCGAAAGTAAGTTAAGGCTTTATGCCCATATACCTTCTTAGCCCCAGCACAATACTGGTCGTGGAGGTCATTATAAAACTTTAAAAATATGATAGATAAGAAAATAGAAGAAACTGCACGACTTGACGATGAAGAATACTACGATAGATTATCGGATAATGATAGATGCTTCTTCGAGTATGGTTTTAGACGTGGGTATAATCGAGCTTTAAAGGGATTGCTTCACCTTGCTAGCGAAGTTCCTCGAAATGATAATGGTAAGATTCTCGCATTCTCAAAAGTTAATAGTAATATGAACGCTATGTTAAATGAAACTGCTTGCTACACATATCAAGGAAAGCAGGAAGTTAGAGTTAGAGAATATACTTTTACTGATTTGGTATTCGTGGAAGACTTACTTGATTTAATCAAGAAAGGAGGCAACCATGATTAAGACAGTTACTATGTACTCTGTCGTTTGTGACAGATGTGGAAAGACCTTCATTGATGAGTTTAATGGCATTGTGGCTTGGTTGAACGAAGGAACTGCAAAAGAGCAAGCAATGGAAAGCGAATGGGCAGAGATAGGCAATAAACACTACTGCCCAGATTGCTATGAGTTTGACGATGAGTTAGATGAGTACGTTCCTAAAAAGAAAGGAGGAAGCAATGAAAGAGCTTAAAGATTTGGTGGCTGGTGATGATGTACTAGTTAGAGGTATGCATAGCAGACGTATCGCCAAGGTTAATAAAGTGACAAAGACTCAAATTATTATTGATAACGCTAGATTCAGAAGAGATTCTGGCTGGCAATATGGTGGCGATAGCTGGAATAGGAAAAGAATATCTGTTCCTACAGAAAAGGAAATATCAGATGTTAAAGAAGAGAATCTTCGTAATACTCTCGTCTACGCTATCAGTTATTTTGATTTCAAACGCTTATCAACAGATGAGTTAAAACAAGTGTACAATATTGTAAAAGGCAAAGAAAATGAAAGAGAATAAACACTCGTTAAATATAAGTCGTAGCTACTTTGGCGACACTACCCTTGATGGTTATCCTATAGCTACATATTCAAATGATGAATTGAAGATTCTAAAGAACCTGCTAGAAAAGGTTCTGTGTGAAGTAAATGAATATATTCATCTTTAGAAAAGTAAAGCGTATGGCACAGAAAGAATTTAGGAAACCACCTCGTTATATGGTGGGTGATATAGTTTATAGTCACGAATTTATTTGTATTGTCTGTAGCATCTATCCGTTCAATATAGATTATTCTTACGACTTGAAAGTTATTGATGGGCAAAGCTTGGGCAAAATTTGTCAAAATGATATTATGCACGTTCATATTTGGGAAGAGTTTCTTAAAAAGAATGGATGGACATGTTATCGCTCTGAAGGAGAATGTTTTGGGCAAAGGTGGTATAAACACCAAGAATACCCTTTCACTTTGCGATATAATAATTTCTTGGGAATTATCGGAGTATCTTTCAATGACGGAAAAGACGATACTGTTATGATAAAATGTGTAGATGAACTCCAACATATTCTTTTTGGCTTGCAATTAGATAGCAATTTAAAAATATAAGCGTATGTATTTTGAATATAGAATAGTCAAAATTGAGAAAGGTTTGTTTCTCATCGAATATAAGACCGCTCCTTATGGAGTTTGGCATGAAGTAAAAAACAAACAGTTCAAGACTAAGCCAAAGGCAGAAGCTTGGGCTAGAAAGAACTTAGGTTAATGAAGTAAAGCGTATGAATGGATTGTTATCAATGATTGGTATGCAAACTGAATTGGAATACCAAATGGGTGATGATTTTCCTTTTGGTTCTCCACGTATTAGATTTAATGTTCCGAAAGGCAACATTCCATCCGACAAACAGAAGTGCCAGCCAAAGGAACAGCATGAGTTCACCATCAAGGGTGTTAAGATTATGGCAGCTTCAAAGAAAGATGCTATTAAGAAGTTTAATCATCGTAAAAAATAAAGAGATATGTTATACGAAGCAAAACAAGGTACAAAGGCTTATGAATACATTAAGAGTATTCTCGATGCAGAATTTGAAGAGCATCAAGCCTACATGAAACGAGTAGAAGAAGCCGTAGGTTTCAAATTTGAAAAATATCAGGGCTATCAGCCTAACAGTACTCTCACAAGAGTGTACGAGATTACTGCTATATGGGTTCCTTCTGAGCGTTACGATACGCTAGATAAGAAGGTGTGGAAGAAGATAGACGGTGTAAAATTGGAGGATGGTTACTATGTAGCTATTACGCCTAATAAGCGATATAAGCAAGGCAAGGTAATAGCCTCCGTTCTTCTCTCCTATAAATCCGTTGCTAACCATTTCGAGGTAATGGAGGAACTGAATATAGAAGTCTCTCTAGCTAGACGTTTCTCTACTACTCAGCTCCTTCGTCACAAAGACCGTATTTTCGTTTACTTTGATAACAGCATCCGAGCCGAGAAGCAAAATCAAGACTTCGTGGAAATCACGATAGGTGAATATGAGGATTTCGTTAATAAAAAGGACTAAGCTATGGATAAGTTAGAATATATTCCAGGAGATTTGGTAATGACAAACGGAGTACCGCTAGGTACTGCCAAAGATGTTGTTTACCGAGTAACATCATCAGACCCATCAAAGACTTTGGAGTTGGACGATGGAACGGTTCTTAAAGGTGTTGCCTGCTTAGAGAACATCGAAGGTGCGGAATTAGGAGATAAAGGCTATCTCTTAGGCGACTGCTGTGCTTGGGTTAAGGATATTGTACCAATTCCTGTTACTTCAGAGATTCTAAAGAAAAATGGATGGAAGAAAGAAATGTATCATGATTGGCGGTATTACATTCCACTAGAAAGAACTCTTTTATATATATCTATAGGTGTAGATAGAGATAGAGATGGTGCGTTCGAGGTGTGTGTTGGTCTAAACATGAGTCACATCACTTACATTAGCTTTGTCCATCAACTCCAGCACCTTCTCTTCGGTCTGAGAATTAACTCAAAAATGGAGGTGTAGGTATGGCATTAGAAGTTGTAGTTTTAGATAAGGATGAGTATAAGGCACTTATTGATAATCAAGCTAACGAAGATGAATTAGAGTATTTGAAAGCTTGCCAATATGCTTTAGAAAGTTTTAATAAAGTCAGAGGCTTATGCCCTAAGTGTAAAAAATCTGTTATAATAGATGGATGGGTTTGTCCTTGTTGTGGATATGACTCAAGTGGTGAAGAATTATATAAATATGGTGATTAATCGCCTTCTGGCATAAAAGTAAGAATATGACATCAGAACAAGTAGCAAAAGTATTGAGTTCTCTAGGCAAACGAAAGGTCTGCTTTCAGCATGGAGACAAAGTAGAGATAGTTAAGGGAATCAACGTAACAAATGATAACGTGATTCTGATTAGTGAACTTCCTTCGGGCATAAATGGATAGAATATGACAAAAATAGAATTATACAACGAATTACAGAATACAGAAGGTTATTTAAAGATGGCGGATTCACAAATAGAAGAGCTTCGCCGAAAGAAGAATGATATAATGAACGACTTTCTAAGTTTGTTACCTTTTCAGAAAGGTGACAAGGTGAAAGATAAAAATGGCAATATCTTTCTCATAGAACGTCTAAAAAGTGCCATGTCTCTTGACAAGAATGAAATCAAGGTTCATTTTTTTATCCGAAAAATAAAGAAAAACGGAGAACCTTACAAAGACGTAAACCAAGCTTGGGGAATTGATTATTTTTCCCTTGAGAAAGTAGTAGAGTAACTAACCATCCGCAAGGATTTAAATATAAGTAACATGTTAAAAGCTATGTTAAGTCATCCAATAGTTGGAAAGACAGACGAAGAAATCGTAAGCTGGCTGAATCAGCACATTTTTTTTGAAAGTGGATACGATATTACTGAAGGACCATTCCCATTACCAGCAACTATTGGTGAGGGGTTTAGGTTTCAATCATTAGATTTTTTAAATAAAAATGTGGTTGACTATGTTACAAAAGCCAACCGTAAAAATGATAAGCGTGTGTTAAGTTTTAGGATTTCAACTTTTATCGGGTTATGTGGAGGAGCCTGTCATTATTTCTGTAAGGCATATTCGGCAATTTACAACACAGATGTCAATAATCCATCACATTGTATTAGTGGATATATTACAGATGTAGATGGCAAGGCAATAGATATTCCAAGTGAATCTTGTTCCCTTGCATTTCATATTGGCGTTCCTTTGACGGAGGACATGATACAAAGAGATATGGGACATTATGAACTCTCAAAAGTTGGTGATTGTGGCACAGCGTTACGTTCCAAAGATGACTTTTATGAAGTCATTGAAAAGTTAAAAGAAGTGTTTGATATGGAACAATGGAGTTTTGAAATAATAACATTATAGTCAGAGGAGGATTGATTATGAACAGACATCAAGCTAAAGAATTTTATCCTATTCTGCAAGCTTATGCTGAAGGAAAGGTAATTGAGAGTAGGACAAAACCGAGTACCGTAAAAGGTACAGATGTTCCGAATGATTGGACGGAAATGAAAGAGATTGAGTTTTGGAATAAAACAGAGTATCGCATCAAAAAACAAAGCGAAGCAAAGTTCCGACCATTCAACACCGAAGAAGAATGCTGGCAAGAAATAAGAAAACATGAGCCGTTCATTAAATACAAGGTCATAGAAAGCAGTAAGGACGTTTACCTCATTATTCAAAGAATAAAGACAGACGGAATTGAAACAGATGTTGAACGTCTTGATTTTGAAACGGCTTTTGAATGGTTCACCTTTGCCGATGGAACTCCATTCGGTATAAAAGAGGAGGAATAGTTATGGATAAAAACGTTTGCAATAATACACTAGTCTTTGGTAGCTGCTATGCTAGAAGCTGTATTGAAGTACCCTCTTTGAAGGCAGGAAAGGCTAAATGGAAGGCTTTTTATGATAAGTTCCCTTGGCTTAAAGGTCAACCTTTCTATCTTAGACGTTCATGCTTCTGGGATGGAGGTGAAAGAAATTTGAAGGCAATAAAGATAAAACTTAAAAAGATATAGTTATGGCATGGTTATGTGTAGATGAAAATGGTGAACATATTTTTTGTGAAGAACCATTAAGAGGACGTACTCAAAAGTACGTTTCCTTCTATAGAGAACAACTAATACGTCAACAATCAAGTAAGTTATGGTATGCAAATGCTGATGATATTGATGACGGAGATTTTATAATATATGCAGAAGAAGGTATTGATTTACCTAAAGGCTCAATCAAGAAGCTCATCGGAAGAGAATTATCTTGGAGCGATGAGCCAGTAGAACTTAAATAAAAATAGTTATGGCAACCTATAGAATAGTAGACATGTATCGCAAAAGCAAGGCTGTTAAAGGCATACATTACGATTCTCAGGATAATCCAATACTTGCTTATCGTGTAGATAAGAGACATTCGTTGTTATTTGGACTTATCCATTATTGGGACTATGGCGCATATAACCTTTGCCCAGACTATTTGTTTTCTTCGATAGATAAAGCAGAAGAAGCTATATTGAAGGTTGATAAAAGTAGAAGAGTAACAATTATTTTATATAAGTAGCTTATGAAAATTAAAGATATTAAGTTCAAGGCTAAACGTCTTGACGGAAAAGGATGGGTTTGCGGATATTTCTACGAAGAGAATGATAATACATACATCATTGAGAATCGTCAGAAAGAAAGCAAGTTAAACAGAAATCTTACTTATCAGGTTGACCCTTCTACAGTCTGTCAGTTCACAGGGTTGAAAGATTGTGAAGGTAAAGAATTGTTTGAACACGACCTAATACATTTTGTAGGGTTTACCCATACTGCCGAAGTGATTTGGTCGGAAGGTAACTATGCTTTTATGGTAGTCAGCGAGAATAAACATTCTTATTGGCTTCACAATGTTATAAAAGTTTGTAGAATAGAAAGAATTGGCAATAAATTCGATAAAAAGAAGTAGCGTATGGAAAATAATATGTTTGAAGATATTGTTGCCGAAGGCAATATAGTTGTGATAGATAATTATTGGATTGTGTTATGTAAGCGTTGGAGACCAGAGTGTTACAATCTCTTCTGCTATCTTTATCTTCACAAGGAAGATAAGAATTTAATGGTAGGCTCTCATTTTACGATGACCGAGGATAAAAAGAAATCTACTCGGTTGGCTACCAACGAGGAGCGTCTTATGCTTTTTGAAGAAATGTTCAAGTATGGAATTGCTTTCGATAAGCACGACCATCATTTGATTGGAAAGTTATGGTAATTGTAAAATAAATAGTGTATGGAGAAACGAATAATTTTAGACGAACAAGATATTAACGAATTTCACGAGGATGCAGCGATTCTACGCTGGATATACAACTTGATGACGAAAGAGTATCTTACAAGTGAGCACTCCAAAAATATACCACGTTTTGCTAGAATAATTAATAAATTAGAGCAATTATAGCGTATGAAGATTAGATTAGCAAAGAAGATAATGAAGCCAAGCTTTCGCAATGGAAAGATAGGCTATTGGCATAGTCGGTACGATTTGTATTGTATGGGGTTTGATGGTTGCGGAGACCACCGTATCACAAAGGCGATAAGTTTAGTTGAATATTGGAATGCTCGTAGGTACAGAAACGAGGCGGCAAAGTTTAATAAAAAGAATCCGCTCCGTCCGAGAGACCTTCGCCGTAGTGTAGGAAGATTAAAACAGTATAACGTATGAAAGAAGAAAAATGTTGTGGCAACTGTCATTGGTTTGGCAACGAAGACGTTTACGGCGTAGGATGGTGCAGCAATAACGAGCATGAATCATCTTGCGACCAAGTATGTGATGAACATGAATTTTAAACTTTAAATATTAAAATGGAAAAGATTTACAGACATTTCAAAGGAGGTTATTACAGATTTATTACTGAGGTCACTAATAGTGAGACTCACCAAAAGGAAGTAGTTTATATGGCACTCTATGGTGAACACAAGATTTGGACGCGCCCTGCCGATATTTTCTACGGTAAAGTTAATATTGGAGGTGTAATAATGAACCGATTTACCGAAGTTGTTGGTGAACCAGTCTTGTTTAAGAAAACGGACGAGAATGCTATTATGCCAACTAAGGCGCACGATGATGATTTCTGCTACGACTGCTATGCTGTATCAGAGATAGAGATTTACCCTAATGTCTGGAAGTATGGTCTAGGATTCGCTTTACAGATTGAAGACCAAAAGAAACCTGTTGACATTTCAAGATGTTTTACGTTTCGTTCACGTTCCTCTATATGTAATACAGGAATGATTCTTAGTAATGGTATTGGTACAATAGACAATTATACAGGAGAGATTTCTGCTGTCTTCTATCACGTATTTCCAAAAATGCCGCGATATAAGGTTGGAGACAAAGTGGTACAATTTCACCTTGAAACTTGTAACAACATCATGTTTGTAGAGACGGACAAATTAAACGAAACAGAGCGTGGTGATAACGGCTACGGCTCTTCTGATAAGAATGGTATGGTACTCTAAAGTAAAAGGTCTTACAGAGAAAGTAATTGAGTTATATCCAACGATGTCTTCAAGGGAAATAGCAGAGATTACAGGATTTGCCAAGACTACTATAATTCGGTGTGCTGCAAAGAATCATCTTAGGCACACCGAAGAAACACAGAAAAGAATAGATGAATACGTAAGACAACGAAGGTCTTCTGGTAGAAAATCATACGATTATTCTAAACTGAGTAAGAAGATTACTCATACAAGAAAGATGGAATCGTGGCGTGTAAGAAGCGGTCTAGAACAAAATACAAAATATAAAGTTCGTATCACTCCAAAGCGCATACAAAATGCAATGTATCATCTTAGACAAAAGTATGGTTATTTCTATGAAACTGTTGACAAAACTGAATTATATTACGATTCGCAAACAAGACGTGTGAAAAACGAGAATTACTATACAGAAAAGTATGGAATCTCTTTTATTCTGGCTGACGAATAACTTCTGTGCATTATCTATATGTTTAGGGGTGGCTACACATCGCGTGCGGTCACCCCATTTTGTTTATAAATCAATAACCAAATAAAAACATAAGAAAAAACTAAGAACGTTTATGTAGTTTTAACTTCCAGTATATCCAACCTAAAAATGCGAGAATGCCTATAAAAAGACAAACTGATGCTATCTTACCTATATTCAAGAAAGCTCTATCAGTCTTTGATAGTTGCTTGCCAACCTCAACTTTATATGGAATCGAATCTCGCACAATCAAGGTATCTGATTTATTTCTTACAATATATCTGTTTTTATATTGAAGATGGTACTTGTCCTTGAAGACTGTATCACCTCTAATATAAACAGATACGCTATCATGCACATAGACGGAATCAGTCTTCAATAAAGAATCCGTCTTTACTACGACCCTATCTTTGTATTCTGTAACAGGAACATACTTAGTAGTAGTGCATCTACAGAACATTGATAGAATCAGCATTGCTACTGCAATAGCAATTACAACTCTTGTTATCTTATCAATCAGTTTCATAAGCTTACTGAATTACAATCGTTACTTTTTCCTTTTTATCCCAAGCTGTCTTCATAGTCTGAATGAGCTTGCTAGTCCATAATCGAGAATCACTAACCCATCCTTTCTTATCATTTTTACCGATAAGAATACACCCCTCTGTGTCTTTTGAAGAGTTACCGCTATGTATGCGTATTCCTTCAAATCCTTTGACATTCAGAAGTAATGGCAACATCTTCTTGAATTTGTTGGAGTAGGTATATACACATTCATAGCTGCCGCTTGGAATTGCAGTCTGCCCATATACCTTTTTCTTCTTGATTTCGTCCAAATCCATACTTTGGTTCAATCCTCTGTCTGTATCTTCAAGAGTATTGCATCCGAACAATTTGCCATTCACGTACAGACGGCTAATAGTATAGCCATCCTTTTTCCAAGCTCTATCAATTAGTACTTCCATTTTTGTTTTCCTCCTCTTTTTTATCAAACTCATTGTTGAGTCTGTCAATAATCGGTTTCCAATAGCTAGGCAATGCCTTCGCAAACTCAAACCTCAAAATGTAATAAATAACTCTGAATGCAACATTCTTAGGGTATGCCTTAATGAGATTTTTGAACGAATTGCATATATACACATAGCAGAATATATACGTAAGCATCTTAATTACAAATAATGCTTCTGTATTGTCGTTGCAACTTACCATGATTCCATACATGACATACACAATAACAATATACAAGAGCATTTCTAAAAGTGCATTCTTGAACTTCGATGCAGAAAAGTTCTTGCATCGTACAACACTCACGCCGTCAGCTCGCATACCGCAGAAGATATTGAAGCCAAAGGCGATAACCAACGCCAAAACGAATCCTTCCGTTGGCGTTGCAAAGGCAAGTATAGCTGAAAATATAGTAACACCTATCTGCCGAATCTGTGAAGAATCTAATAAATCTGTCATAATCTGTTATCCTGAATAATAAATAAAAATAAAGTTTCGGTCTTCTGATGCAAAGATAGCAAAAAAAAACCGAAACTTCATTCAGAATAACGAAAAACTTTATACTTTTAAATCATGATACGGCAATTCTCCGTTATTTAAGAAAGAAATGCACTCATCGAAAATCTTACGTTCATAATCGAGCGCATTGATTTTAGGAAACCATTTCTTTATCTTTTCGTCATTGCGTTTTACCATTTCTCCCCAAAGGACACACCAGTCTTCGAGATTGATTTTATCATTCTTAACTTCGTGCCAATAGTCTTTCGCCACATCCTTTGTGTAGAGCTGGTTAATGAGACAAAGATGTAAGTCTGCCATTTCTTCATCAAAATGGCACTCGCCAATCTCACATTGAACTTGCTTCATCATATCAAGCATTACACCGTCATTCATTCCAACTTCGCAACAATCAGCCATTGTTGCAACACAATTCTTAATAGCCTGTATATCGTTGCTTGCCAATATATTTTCAAATACCTTTTTCATAACCGTATGTTTTTAGTGTTACTTCAAGAAATACTCTCTGATGTCGTACACACCATCATTGTCTTTCAATAAATCGAGTGCAAGGTGGTTGGCATACTTCACCAGATGTTCTGTATCAATCTCCTTAACATCTTCCTTGCCGAGTATCTTAGCAATTGTACATCCGTGGTCGCTTACAACCTGATTCATTGCAACGTACAAAGCATAATCGTTGTAGTAAGGCTTCTCCTCTGTCGCAAGTCCGAGACCAGTCATTGCGTTGAGCCACGTCTGCATATCCCAAGTTGCAGATGGATTCATACCGTTTGCAATCTCAGAAGCCTCCTTCTTGGTAAGATAGTTCTTCCATTTTATAGCGCAAAGCTTATCAAGATACTCTTGCGCAAGCTCTGGGTGCTTTGCTGCCATATCATTCATCATGCAGCGCATGGTGTCTCCAAATGTGTGCATGTACTTTACGTTTGTTGATGAAGCCATCATTCCGTACAGCTCATCAAACTTACTCATAATGTCTTTTGTTTCCATATCTTGTATATTTTTTAACCTATTATCAAATCTTTCAACTCTACAAAGTCCTCCTCTGTGAAGTTGATACTTCGCTTGCTTCCAAAGATGATAGCAGTAGCAATTCCGTCTGGCAGGTCAATAGACACAACTCCTTTGTCGATATGTCCGTGAATGAAACCTACATCGAATTTGTAATCTTCCACGGATTTTAGCATTTGCATCATATCTTCAAATATCGTGTTGACATCTATGTTTCCGTTCTCATCAGCAAGAAATAGGGTAGCGTTGTCTATCGATTTATCCCAATTATCCTTGTACTTGGATATAATATTGTGCGCCGCACGTTTCATGTACACTGATGGTATGGCGAGCATCTGGTTAGCCTTAACCATATCGTCTATTCTTGCATCTGCCCAAACGTCCACCGATTCAAGCAGTTTCTCTTTAAATTCTGTTACGTTCATTTCTTAGTTTCTCCTTTCTTTGTTTTGTTGTACCAAGCGAGATACTCTTGCCAAGTCTTGTCGCTGTGGTTAGTCATATAATCGTTGAGCATAGCAGATTTATGTTCCTCTGCTTGCGCTACTTCTTTTCTCAGTCTTTGCATCAAAGATAGATGTTTCTTCAATGCTTCCTGTCCTTGCTGAGTGCTTTCGATACGAGGGCGTATGATGCGCAATTCCTCGTCTTGCACTAGCTTAGACACATATTGCAAGCTATTGACGTATTCCTGATTCTGCATCAAATACTGCCTTTGCGCCCCTGTAAGATTGTCTTCAATCTTGTCGATTTCATCCCATAAAGGGGTGGCGGATTGCTGCGCTTGCATGTTGATAGATGCTCGCTTCTGTTGTATTGCCTCATACATCTTCTGTAGCTCGGCATCCATCATCTGCGGCTGCTGCTGACTTGTACCCATATCCAATAATGGGCTGTTTCCAAAATTCATCATAATCAATATCTTTAAGTTGGTGATATATTATAGAGAGGTGAGAGGGCATCCACCAACGAGGGCAAACACCCCTCACCAACTCATTTCTTTTTAGTCCGTCTAACCGACTTCCTTACTGCTCTGTTACGCTCCTGTAGTGGGCGTGGAAGTAGCAGTACCGTTACAGCAATAGCTGCCGTAGCCCGAAATTACTGGCGTAGATGGGAGTACCAACTGACCACGCAAGCAATTGCAGGTCTTCTCGTTAACGTAAGCCATCATAAGCTTCTCCTTGTAAGGAGTGAGGGCTTCCATCACGGCTACCTTCTTGTCGAGGTCGCTATACTTTGCTTGCAACGCATCGTACTGGTCTCTCTGATTCTTGTACAAGCCAAAATCTGCATCAATCTGAGACTTGTAAAGACCGAACTCAGCCTGCATTGCACGGCGGTTCTCGGCGTTGATAGCATCGTTAGCACCCTTATACATAGAGAACTTCTCAGCGATGTCTGTCTCTCGCATAGCGTAGAACTTGTTAGCGGTGTCGAGCTTCATACCGAACATGTAGGTAAGCAACTTCACCTCATCATCGCATTCCTTCTCCATTACCTGCAAGGCAGTTGGCTGATTTGAACTTGCGTTAGCCCCATAGGCGTTGATGTTCACGTTCTCAGGCATATTGCTGCCACCGAGTGAACCAAACACACTGCGGTTGTTACCGCCAAGCAACCAAGCGCCAGCACCGAGTGCTGTGCCGATGATACCAAGGGTAAGACCAGCATTACCTGTAGCCTTAGAAGCATAATCGTCATGCTTTTTCCCCTCTTCGTAGATTTTCTTTTCTACGACCTTTGCATCTGTCATCTCCATTTTTACAATCTTTTTAAGTTATCCTTAATATTAACTAACACTATTGTAACGTTACGGATGCAAAGGTACGAAGAATAGGGGAGAGCAAATATAACTCTATCACACTTTCTTTTAGTGGTTGATTATCAGAGATTTAAGGTGATATGAGGTAATATCATAAATAACAAAAAAGAGAGGCAGTCACTTGCCTCTCTTGCTCAACTTGTAAGGAACACTTACATGTTCAACTATTAGGATAGAAGTAGAAACAAAAATCCCCTATACTATTGGCGTAGTATAGGGGAATATTACATTCCTGCTCGGAAATGCGATGCTCTTAAAAACGCTGCTCTAAAAAACACTGCAAATATAGACAATAATTCTGAAACCACCAAATTTTTCATCATTAATTTGTTAGATACAGATACAATCCTTCCACGAACCACATTATCAATATCATAGTTGACATCGTTACCCAAGTCAAGAAGTACTTATCGACCTTCTTATATTCATAGGAAAGATACAAATAAGCAATGAACGTGCTGTTGATGATTACCAGTATCGCTACTATAATCAAAGTACAAAACATATAATCCATAATAATACTCATACGTTCTCGCTTATCCGTGCTGCGATAGGGCTTATCCGTTATGATTTTCTCTTACTCTTAATGAAGTGCAGTATATCCCACTTCTTCCAATATCGGGTGTGCCCACGCTTCTTGCATTTTCCGTTCGGGATGTCACCCCTAGCGACCATCCTGTTCAACGTAGCATCAGAAACATGCAGTTTCTCCTTGACTTCCTCGGTAGATAGCATCGGGTTAAGCATATCGGGGATGATGTCGCACAATCTATCTAGGTCATCATCGCTCATTCCGCAAGCGGTGATGACCTCACCATTTCGCTGCTGCTCGTCAGCCTTAAAGCAAGCATCACTCAGCGACTTAAAAGCCGTTCCGAGCATCTTATAATTCAATATCTTTCCCATTATGCACAGATTTTACGTCCTAACTTTGACCTGCTGATAAACAAATCAGTAAAAGAGTACAGATAGAATATTGCCGTTACTACCATGACTGTAAAACAAGAATCTACCATATCTTTGGTGGTATACCAACTCCATTCCACAATGTGAGCCGCATTGATGCTTGCAAAGTAGAAGAAGGGAATGCGGTATCTCCAACACAAGAAGAAAAATCGGCTTGCTAATATCAAAACCATTGGCAGGACGTACACCATAAAATATATGTAGAGATAGCAAGTTGCATTCTCCGCATAAGGGATGAACATTTCACGAGGATGCTGAGAGAATTCATAAATGCCGTATGCGTGAAAGCACATAAGTGTAATAGGAACGTACTTGCAAAACCATCTGAAAAATTTCAGAATCCTTCTGCTATACCGATTACCGTGTCGCATCAGTAAGTCCATAACCTCACTGACATCTTTGTCTTTCAACCACTTTAACAGGTTGTCTTCGTCTTCTTTATTCATAAGCGTTGATTTTAATTAAATGATGGTGCAAAGATACACTCTTTTGCACAAAACCAGCGAAAATGAGAATATTTTTGTGTTAAACTTTATAAAAAGTAACAATCTGAAAGTAGATGGCTGCAAAAATAGCGTTAGAACGGCTTTCTTGCCAAATTCTAACGCTATTAGTGTTTATCCTATCACAACCTCAAGGCTCTCCATATCAGCGAACTTCAAGCCGCAATCTTTCGCTGCCTTGAACAGCTCCTTCTCGTCAACGTCCTCGATGGCTACCTCTATCTCGGCATTGGCAAGGTCTGAGAAGTACTTCTCTGTCTTCTGCTTCTGATTGAAAAAGTACTGATTGACCTCCGCAAACTTGGCTGAATCCTCCTTGGTGTATTCGTAGCCCTCATTGGCGTGCTTCTGCTCAAACTGCTGACACTCCTGGAGTTTGCGCTGCATCTCCTCGAACTTATCGTCCTTCAAGCTCTGCTGCGCTTCCTCCACATCCTTGTCGTAGGTATCGGCTACTTGGCGCAGTGCCTTCATATTCTTCCAAACTCGCATAGCGGCATCATCGCTCATTGATGATGTCTTCAATGCCTTCAATGTTCTGTAGGCTGCAACAGCCTCGATTGTCTTAATCTTTTTCATAATTGTTTCTTTATTTTTATGTTATACAATATTCTTCTCCAGATTGCCATAGCAGAATACCTTTCCTATTAACAGTGCAAAGTTAAGAAAATAATTCCGAATAGCAATGCAGGAGGAGCAAAATTTACGAATTTTAAAAATCAGCTTCCCCACGTTGGATAATCACTAGGTCGCAATGTGTCTGCTTTCTCGGTGAGAACGTAAACCACAAATACGTTTCTAGCACATTTATTATATTAAGAACATCTACGTTTTAATTCATAATATAACTACCTCCTGGAGGAACTTGTTTCCATCCACCATCTATATTAATTTCAAAAGATAATTGACATCTTTGTCCATAATAACCTCCTTCATAAATATTATCAAATCTTATATATGTTTCAACATAATCTGTTCTATCACCTTTAGGAATAGTTACAGAACCTGTATCTTGACCAGAGCTATTAGACACATAACCTCTTCCGTATGTTGTCTTATTATTACCATACGTACAAACGCTTCTAAATATACCAGCATTAACTGTAAATGTAGCATCAGGAAGTTTATATATTCTTGCTTTACAAATACAACTACCACCAACTAATCGTCTCAACGATGAGAAATCAACAAAACCACTAGAACCACTTTTAATACTTTCCATATTAAATTGTCTAGGATAATATTTAAAACTAATAGCACCCGGAAGAGATATAAAAATTATTTTTGTATCATCATATAAAGTTGCATTACGAGTATACGCCAAAAAAGGTACAATAGTAATAACCTTATCTCCACTACCTATATCAAAAGTTATTTCTTTACTAGCGTATACATAATCTGTTGGTTTTTTGCAATTACCAACATAATAATTTTTATAAATCTTATCAGTAGTATTATATGGTGAATCATAACGAATTTGAATCCAAAAAGACCAAGCTAAAGATAAATCAGTTATTATATCATCCATAGTAAGATTTGTGTTATTATCCACATTTGTATTCATATATAATACACAATTAAATTTAAGAGTTGAAGAATAATAAACTTCAACGGTATTATATTGAGGAAGAGAAGTCAGACACATATTGTCTTCTGCTTTACTATTATAGTTTCTAAAATCACTTAATCTATAAGGAGAATTAGCACCGCCTTTTGGAAAATGTTTTCCTGATACCATTGTAGTTGTATCAGCACTAATACCACCATTTCTTCCATATATATTATCTACATAAAGGTTGTAACAACCATTAATTGCAAAACCTTCTCCTCCATAATTATTACGTAAGTTCTTATAAGTATCCATAGGTATATTCATACCACAACGAACAACACAAGTATATTTACTATATGAAGATGTTACTATTTCATCAGAGTCTTCTCTAATAGGATATTCTTTAAATTCACCTTTACAACTAATAGGTTTATACTTACTCCATATATTTATATTTTCACTCTTACAAAGAGTAGCAAGGTCATTGCTACTCTCTCCAAGAGCTCGTTTAACATCATCAATGCTAACAGGAGGACTAATAATTCCAGTTTCACTATTGTAAGACATAATCTTTATTTTTTTAATATTCAACTTCAGTTCCTTATTCTGTTACAACTTCTTTAGTAACAACTCGCTCTACTGTTCTTTGAACACTTTCGCAAGCCATAACATAAATCGTTCCATACGCTTAATCTTTAGAACTTAAAACACTAGGCAAGGCAGCTCTATAAGAGCCACCCTGCGTTAATGCTCACTCTGCTGCCTCGCTTGCCATATTAGCGGCGATAGCGGAATTGACCTCCTTAATCAATGCTGATACCTCACTGAGCTTGCTCTGCGGAACACCGCTGATGTTGTAGGTCAGTTCGCTGCCGTTGGAGCTGGCATTCGCGTTGCCGAGATAATTACCATTTGGGTCACCATAGATACTCATATTGATGCTCTCAATGTTGCCACCCGTCTTGTCAACATTGTAGGTGATTTCTACTCGATAGCCGCCCTTGGTATAAGTAGCAGCTGTCTGTTCACTTTTCTTGTTAATCTTTAAATTCTCCATTTTCTAATCTAATTTAATGAATTAATATTTTTGTTATCTAATCTCTTCTTGTTGCAGTCTTCCTTATCTCCACTCAATCGCTGAACCTCTGATTCGAGGAAGACAACCCGAGCCTTCAACCTGCTGACTTCATCGCCCACCTGCTCGATAGCACCAAATGCCGTTGCAATCAGCTTCGGAGACCAGTAGTTGATTTTGTAGTAGCCCTTCTCGTCCGTCTCCACGATGTCCTTTAAGTGAGGGTTGCACAAGACGTGCTGGGCAATCCAACCGATAGACCTTGTATTGTCCTTCTTCCAAGCAAAGCCGAATGTGCCACCCATCGCCTTGATGATACCCAAGTAGTCCAGCTTCCGCAAATCCTGCTTCAAGCGGATGTCAGAAGATTGATAAGCTGTAACTCCACCTTTAGCAAGAATACTATTAGGGAAGTAAGTATTCATATTATAATCGAAATTATATATATGACCAGTATGACCCATAAATCTATCAGTAGGAAATGAATACTTAGTAAAAGCAAATATTCGTATTTTATTTATTGAAGCATTACGTAATTCTGTAGTATTTTGGTCATGTTTAAACTTAAATCTAATATATCTTCTACTATCATTTCCTACAGGAAGACCTTCATTACCATTAGATAGATTTATATAATTAAACTGGTTCCATCCGTTCATATATTTAATAAAAGTATTGACTATAACACCTTTACTATTTAAATATTCTACAGTACAAGTAACACCAACACCTTGTGTAATATCAACACTAGCAAAATAAACTTGAGAATAACAATTATTAGGAACATCAAACGTAAACATTAGTTGGTTCTTTTTTATTTGAGCTAGTTTCTCAGCATCATTATTACCAGTGATAACATTGCCACCTAAGGTTAAACCATCAATACCTGCAACATTCGCATACGCCTTAAATTTAGTATCATTTGATATATTATAATTAGTCCAATTAGTACCATTATCATTACTATAAACTATAGAAAGATTATCAACTGGTATACTATCAGTAATAGCAGTAATTCCAGAACATAACTCATCAGCTGAAACATAACAATTAGTTCCTTTATTATTAACCTCATAATTTGTAGGTAGTATACCTTTATTATTTATTAAACCGTTAACTGATAAATTACCAGCAATAACAGCATTTTTACTAACACTAATACTATTACAACTAATAACATCATTAACAGTAAGACTTTTAAATATAGCACTACCATTTTGTGTTATGTTCCAATAACTACTATTTACTTGACTACACATGTCTTGAACATAAACCCAACCAGAATTATTAGCATTACCTATATATAAACTACCACTACCTCCAATTCTAGCTCCACTATCAGGAGTTACAGTTTTAATACCTGCAAGTCTAAGTGTACCATCACTTTGTGGACTATTAGCATTAAATATAGAACCATTAGCTATACCAAGATAAATAGTTTTATCAGAATGATTATATTTAAGTCCAGCCCATTGATTCCAGTCCCAAGCAGTTTCACCAAAACGAATAGCTTTACCAGTATTGAATATTACTTGACCTTCAAGAGCACTAATCCAAGCAGGACTGGCATCATTACTTAATATTATAGCTTGATTTTGAGCAGCAGTTCTAATAGTAGCAGATGAATAAATATCACCTGCAACATGAAGTTTATAAGAAGGGTCTACTCCAATGCCTACGTTATGATTTGATAAAATATTTATAGCATCACGTTGACTACTATTATAATCTCCAGCATATAAAACAAGTTTATATTTAGATACAATATGAAACCATTTATTTACTGTAGATATAATATGAGGGTCATCTGAACCACTATTAGTTATAGTTAATGTTCCATCAACATTACCAGTTCCATCAAAACTTTGACCCCATATCGTTCTTGCTGCCGCAAGTTTTGTTGCAGAAGCTACATTATCCGCGGTAGCCGCTAATATTCTATAAGAACCCTCAACAAAGCCTGATGGTTTTGTTGTTGTTTCTGTCATTGTTAAAGTAAAATTTACAGAAGAACTTACCTCAACTTCTGTAACTCCTCTATAAATTCCGTCATAAGCCATCCATATTTCAACATTAGAGGAAGTAGATACATATCCAAATTTCAATTCTCTATTACCTCTAACTAATGTGGATGTTACTTGTATGCTTACTCTTGTACTTGCTGCTACCTCATATACTGATTCGTTTGTTCTTCCAAAATCTATGCCACCCTTAACAGTAAACATAACTTTAGATGTTCCATATCCTGTTGCTGATACAGTGTTTAATGTTCCTAATTTTATATATGATGCATTATTACCTTGTGTATTGAAGTAGTATACTTGTTTAATTCCAGTTCCACTACCATTTTTTATCAAATGTTCACCATCAACAGTATCTGCATTTCCAGCACTACTAGCATAATTAACACTAATGTTCGATATGCTTTTGGTAGTTCCACCAACTGTTATACTAATTCCCTTATCAGAATTAGATAGAGCAGTAAGAAGTCCGTTAGCATGAATACCATCTAATTTATCAGAATTACCTACAGTAACATTAGCAGGGTTTATGTCTCTAAGAGCTGAACCATCTGATTCCCAAGCAACTAAATGTGAAGTAGAAGTTAGTACACCTGCCCAAGTAACATGAACACCATCAACCTTGTCAGCATTGCCTGCACTTGTAGCATAATTAACACTAATGTTCGATATGCTTTTGGTAGTTCCACCAACTGTTATACTAATTCCCTTATCAGAATTAGATAGAGCAGTAAGAAGTCCGTTAGCATGAATACCATCTAATTTATCAGAATTACCTACAGTAACATTAGCAGGGTTTATGTCTCTAAGAGCTGAACCATCTGATTCCCAAGCAACTAAATGTGAAGTAGAAGTTAGTACACCTGCCCAAGTAACATGAACACCATCAACCTTGTCAGCATTGCCTGCACTTGTAGCATAAGCACAACTTCCACTAGAAGTAATATAACCAGTATCATTAGTAAGTTGACTTACTTTTGTAGGTATTTCACTCTTCTTAGCATAATCTGCAAGACTTTGGTGAGAAGTTAAAAATGTAGCACCTTTAGTAAATGTAATACCCTTTCCGCTTTTAGATACAGACGTGATAGCATTCCCACTTCCACTTACAGATATTGCATTAACGTAACCATCAAGTGACTGATGACTAGTTAAGAACGTACTACCTTTAACTACGCTGATAGTAGTACCATTCTTGGTGACAGACGTAACCGCATTACCGCTACCGCTGACAGAAATAGCAGTAGCACTACCACCTTCCAAGCTAGAGATACGAGAATCAAGAGCCTTGATGGAGTAGGCAGAAGCTATCTCAGACAGCGATTCTGATGTAAGCTTCAAGGCATTTGAATAACTCTTCACACTGCTGTTCAAGCCGCCACCACCGCCCGTGGTAGATGCTCCTGCTCCGTATGCCGTGATACCGCCTGTGGCATAGAAGTTAGCCGCTTCCTTTCCGGCAGCGTCCTTGGATAGTCGAAGGGCATTGTTGGCACTATCATACGATAGATAGATTCCACCAATTTTCAAGCTGCCTTCGGTTGTCACGTTACCCGATACGTCAAGATGAGTGAAAGGCTTCTGTGGGTCGATAGATAATACGTTTTCCAGCTTTGTTGTGTCGGTCGTTCCGCTCTTCCACACAGGTGCGAAGAGAGCAAGCTGTACACCAACATTATTCTTGTTGATAATGAAAGATGTCGGGTCTGCGTGCAAAGTACCGTCTGCGTCCCACCAAAGGTTTCCATTTGCGAAATAGCCAGTTCCGTCAAAGCGTAGGAGGGACTTGGCAGCAATTTTCTTCTCTTCCTCTGTTGTCGTGGAGGCTTGCTTGTCGATAGCCTTTCCACCTAACCAAAGGGCGATGCCATTCTCCTTCGTGTCCGCTCCATTGATACCTGCGGTAACATTTCCCTTATCGTTACGTAAGGCTATCAATGTAGAGAGGATAAGACCACCCTTGACTACTGTGTCTCCATCAACAAGAGCAGCCTTGATGTATTCAAGACCTGCCATATTGGTGATGAGCTTAGTATTGAGACCATCAAACAGATTAGACGTGATATAGTTGTTCGCCACACCCAGCTTGTCGTAGAAAGCCTTATAAGCATTCGTGAAGTTGGTATACTTCTGAGCCGCAGCCGCCTTGATGGTAGCCTTTCCGTCGGAATCAGAATCGTTGTATATTCTTACGATGTCAGAAAGATAGGTAATGAGTTCATTTTTTGCGCTATCGAGTGTAGCCTTAGCTGAAACCAAATCCGTTTTATAGGTCGTTTCTTTACCATCCTTATCCAACAAGAACTTAGAGCCAACAACATTATTATACGACTCAACGGCTGCATTATAATCGTCCTCCAAACGCTTGCTATCCTGGGCGATAGCCGCAATCTCAGAACTTTCCAAGTAGCCATCAGAGGTAAAAACATCGAAAGCCTTCTTATTGTTAGATACGGTCGTTCCGAGGGTAATCAAATTAGTTTGCGTTTTCTTAATCTCTGCTTGCGCCTTCTCAGCAGCTTTCTTTGCTTCCTCTGCCTTCGTGTCATCGGTATACTTGCTAGCCAATTTCCAATCGGCAATATCAAACTCTTCACCTTCTGCCTTGGAGGTGGAACACTTCAAGATTTCATTCTTGTAGGTACTGCCGTCAGAAGGATAAGTGGCATTGACCCACATATCATTCACGTCGTATGGTGGAACTGGCTGAGAGCCGAAGATACGTCTCTTTGATTTTGCATCTTTGAGTGCTTGGCTTGAATCTTCGATTGCCTTGGTCAGTTCCGTGTCTGTGATGATAATCCACTTATAGGTAGAGCCATCCTTGGCAAAGCGGTATGCCTTGCCCGTCTTGTTGTCATAGTAGAGGTCTCCCAAGTGGGTTTTCTTATCCTTGTCGGTAGTCCACCCAATGGCAGGTGCGTTGGATAGGGTAGGAACACCGTCATAGAACCAAGTCTCAATAGCTCCGTCTATCTGGTTTTGAAGGTCGGTAATCGTCTCCGATTTCTTGATAATGGTCTCAACGGCATTCTTATCCAAGCTCTTCTCGGTGATGTACTTATCCAAGGTCTTTCCATCGTAGGTGGACTTAATATCCAAGTCTCCCTTGATGGTTACTTTCTTCTTATCGCTATCATACTTGACGTAGGAATCACCCTCGTAATTATTGGCACTAGTAGGTCGGTCTCCGAAGTACATATCTCCATAGACGTTGAAGAATGCCTTGTTAGTCTGCTTATTCACACCATATTCCACATACTCCCTATTGGCAAAGGAATAGCTGTTGATGCCGTGATAGAGGCTGATGGATGGCGAATAGGTATCTACCGCCGAGAAGATAAGGCAGTTCTGACGTTCTACATCGGTTCTATTACCGCACTGGTTGAGCACATCACCTTTCGCAGGAACATCGCTTGCCGTAGCGCAATCGGTATCAGAGAGGTCGATATAATGATATTTCTTTCCTTCCAGTTCCACGGGGTCTTCATCACGACCGATTACCAATCGCCAATAGAAGTGATTGCCAGCCTTGTGATAAGTGCCCTTGCGAACATTGAATGATTCCGAGCGCACTTGGTCGTTAACCGCGAAGTCGTTATCTACCTCATCACCATCCTGCTCTGCTAAGAAATAGCAACGATAAGCCTTCTGTGACACATTATTATATGTCACAGTAACCTCTTCTACCTTATGAGCCACCACGCCGCCAGCAGGAGAGATTATCTCCTTACCACCGATGGTGGATGTTTTATTGATAACCAGCTCCTCGAAGATAGCCTTCATTCTTACCTCCAAGTAATCTGTGATAAGGTGCGAACGACCTTCTGCATCGGGAGTCCACGAGCCTCCACCGATAAGCAATCCCTGCAAGAACTTCTGAATCTTCTGAAAGGTGATAGTACCATTTGCGGTATCGTCTTTCAGTTTAGAGAGATACATTTTATCGGTTATACTAGCATTAAAGCTATTGGTATTACTACCACCAACCATGCTAGATAGAGATTTAACAGTTTCTCCTTTTACTGCATCAATAATCTGCTTCGTATCACTCTTTGTAACTTCCAACGAATTAACAAGCTCAATCTCAACTTCTGCCAGCTCATCGTTATCAACCTTTACAGAGTAGTTGCTGACGAAAACTTCGTGACTAATAAGATTTCCATCGCTATCCGAATCGCCCTGTATTTGTATTGACAGCTTTGCATTCTCGTTTAGCTTACTTGCAAAGTCAGGATTTTCTTGCAAGAATATGCGAGAAAACTTAACAGAGTAGTTGAACTGGTCTGTATTGTTTTCGCTCATGTGCTTGATAAGAGCATCATCGAGTCGTTTCTCTGCTGCCGTTACAAGAACCTTTGGAGGTTTGATGCCTGTGATAACAAACAAATCTCCCTTTTGCGGTTTAAATCCAGCACTCGCGTTTGGCATTATGATACCTAGAGTTGATGTGTCCTTCTGAACCGCAATCCATAACTCTTTCTGAGTTGAATCTTGGTTTAGCTTATCTTCGTAAGCATCGCTAGCGTTAGCAAAGATGTAGTCATTCTTATCTGTGCGAACTGGTTTTAAGTTTCCATTTTCATCGACACTTACACAGTTGTAGCACTTCGAATTGTCAGCACTCGGTTGATTGTAAATCACAAATGAGCATGCAGGGCATCCGTTACTCTTGATGAGGTTTATCTTTGCAGGTTCACTAGCCAAAGCATGAGCAAACAAGTCAAAGCCAAAATCACCATTAAACTTATGCAACTTTATATAGAAATAGTTATGAATATATTTTCCGTCACTATCCTTTACATCACTATCAGCACTATCAAAAGCAATATCTGCAATCTCTCCGAATAGCTGTCCTTCTGCATTTACAATTCCTTTTATAGTTGGCTTTATATCACCAAAAGTAACAGTTCCTTGATGAGGATTTCCTTTCTTGTACAAGTTTACAAACTCGTAATATCCACTACCGCTTGGCAACTTGTGGGTGTTATTCAAAGCATAATAGAAACGCTCTGCACCTTTCGTGTTGCGATATATAGAAGGCATAAGTACCGATGATGGTGTAAGCCATACGCGGTCTGTAATCGTTATTTTTGCGGCATTATTTTCTCCACCTTCTGTTGCGTTCCAATATGTACCATCAAACGAAAACGTCAAATCTTTATGTGGAATATCACCTATACCATTAATCTTGATTCCGCTTTCATCGTATGGTTGAGTATGCCCATCTGATGTTTCAAAGTAATAAACACTGCTCGGCTTGCGCGTTAATTCTATACTACCTGAAATACTCGTAGATACAGTATTCATTCTGCGAGTTCCACTTGCTTTTTTGATATTTGTTGCAGTTATCTTGCAGGCTATTACAATAGTACTTGTAGAATTACGCTCAAATGTATGTTCTTTTTTGCTACTCTTTGTGTAGTTAGATAGCCCATCTATATTATCTCCAAAAGCCCATCCATTACTTACATCCGAATCACTATTACCAAAAGAGCTACCGCCTTTTCCCGACATTGAACCTCCCCCACGGACACTCTGAATACTCTTGTAAGCAGTATCTATATTGGTATTTTCTCCAACATAGTAAGCATATTCGTAGCTAAATTCTAAACCGAATTTAAGAGCACTATCAGCTTCCTTTGCCACAAAAGACAATCCGTCCATTTTAACAGTATCTTCTTTTGCAGAACTGGTAAATTCAAACAACGTCCATATAGTAGTACTTCCTATGAGCCTAGAAACAGCAGTAGAATTATGCTCTGTGTATTTTTCTCCCATAGAGCAAGTAGGGATAACATTTTTAGATTCTTCTCCTTTTCCTTTGTAATCTTTACCGCCGAAGTTTGTTATAAGATAGCTTGATGTTCCAAATACATTTGCAGTATAATAATCCTTGCTATTCTTACTAAATATCAGTGTGTTGTTGTAAACATCACTATTCCATTTCCAAACATCACCAAGTGATATTGACGAAACAAGAGATTTGCTAAAATTCTCCGTATTGAATACTGCTTCTCCAAACTCATCATCATTAGGATAGTAATATGGCAGGTTATCAGATGAACCGTAACCTGTTATCATGTCAACTATCTTATAGTTCGCATTCTCCTTTGATACGGATATAAGGGCATCACTACTACCATATTTTATAGGTGTATCGGTTAAGTCGTGCTGTACCTTGCCGACATGACAAACGCTGCCATCCCAGTAGTAATCAAGCTCAAAAGTCGTATTGATAAGTTGTAAAACATCAGTTAAATATTGGTCTTCAAATGATACTTCCTTAACTTCGTCTGTTCCATATCCTTCATCCACAACAACGTAATATCCCTTGTATTCATCTGTAGGACGATACAAACCACAATATGCCATTGAACTATTGATGCGAGCTACAAACTCGTAGATAGTTCCACCAAACGTGAACTTTGTCTGGTTTGAGCGGTATCTGTCTTTGTTCTGTGTATCAACATCATCAACGACAACATCAAAGAACAGAGTGTTATCAAGCAATTCTCTTCTAGATGTGAAAGTGATTTCACTCTTCCACATTCTAGACGAATTATCCTTTGTAGAGTTTGGTGTATAGGACGCAAAGAATCTATCGCCATTGTACTCCACGAACTCTTCCTTCTTCCATTGCAAAGGCTCAGAAGAATATATTGTAGCAGTAAGGGTAGGTGCTCCACCCATACGCTTTGCATCGTATGTATATGATGATACAATAGCAGGGTTAGCTTCCGATGGGAACAAACCGATAATCTCATTACCAGTGTTCTCATCGTAAGTCAACTTCTGTATGTATAATGATTCTGCCTTCATGTTTATTCTTTATTGTTGTCTGTATTATTTGTCCTTGCGGTAATCTCAGCTTGTTTTTCGGCACGTTCATCTGCCTCTTCTTGCTGAGTCTGCAATCTTACTTCCTCGTCAGGTGCAGAAATAGTATTCTTTTCAACACCAGTCTTAGTAGAAATCAAACCTGCACCGCTCAATGTACAAAGCATCTGATTCCATGCACTTTCATCGAATGGCTGCCAAGGCTTAAATGATGTGCTGATTCTCATCTGCTTAAACTCAGTAATTGCAGTAGGATTCTCGCCGCTTGCAACCAACTGCTTTGCCAATCCTTCCTTGAACAGTCTTGAATGCTTGCTGACGAAATTCTGCCACTCAATAGCTGCATTGTTAGCCTCCTCAATATCCAAAGAGCGTGTCATTTGAATTGCCAAACCGCTTATATCGCCACTAGACTTAATATCCTTCGGCAAGATAAATGTACATCCTGTAGCAATCTGCAACTGGTCGAGAATTGACTGCATGAACTCAATCATGTTGTTTGGAGAAGGTGGAGTCTTAAACTCTGCGCTGCCATTTCCTTCAATGCTTGTATCATTCAGTATGATAGAACCAGCAATCTTCTTTGCGGTTTCATTGAGCTTACCCTTGATATAAAGGATTCCCCATCCGTGACGTTTTTGGATGACCGCAAACAGATTATAGATAATCTCGAATAGCTCGATAAGGTCTTGACCGTTATTCCAAGCAACATCACCACGTTTTGTAACAAGTGGACTCTCCGAGAATCCGTGTTCTTCCTTGCTTTCCAAGCACCATCCTTTCAGTACTTCGTTTGTATCAACGTCTTGAACGAATACATCTGTAAAATGATAATGATATGTCTTGTCGTATGCATCAATATGTCTTACATTATCCTCTGTGCGATAATACACGCAATCAAGAAGCGGTTCTCCATTATCGTCTTTGTGTGTGATAATCTGATAGCCATCTTCATACGAGAATAGCCTACTTTTTACTTCGTTATCCTCATTCATGTAAACGAGTAAGCCCACATCACCATAACTCTGCTGAATACGTATAGCTTGCATTTCGATACCATCCTGATTTGTCTCTTTCCAATGCCACTTGAAATCGGCAAAGTTCTTTTTGAGCTTATCAGTCGGATTGCTGTCATGCAAGATATGATTACGTTTATTACCACCTAAACAAAGAGCCTTCTTGTCAACAATACGCTGTTGCATAGGAATGCCAAACTTCTTAAACTCAATCTCGCAATAACTGCCATCATCAAGCTTGCAGCATATAGAAGGTAAGTTTGTATCAAACAATACCCTGTGAGAATAAGGGTCTAACTCCTTTGCAAAACGCTCTTGGCTAACAACTATCTTGCTGATATTCGGAAGCTGTGCCTCTTTACGGAAGTTTGTCTTAATATCCGAACCATCAGAAGAATCATTGATGGTAATAGAGCGCGAACCCCTCAAAAACGGCTTTTTCAGAAGCAATTTCTGAGGATTCTCCAAAAAATCATTAATTATATCTTGTCTCTTTCTACTCATCGTTATTGTCGTTTAATGATGGTTTAACATCGTTGCTATTTTGTGAATCGTTGTTCTCTTGTGGGTCAATCAATCCATAATGTCTGCAACAAGCTTTTTTTGAAGCCCAGTAGTTACATTCTCTGTTTGTAGTAGGACAAACAATATCGTGTTTGCTTGGTACTACGATGATTCGCTTCTGCTTCTGTGACTCTTCCATTTCAAATTTGTCATTCAGCTTTACACGTATATCAGTCTGCATCTTCAATGCATCTTTCGGTTCAAGATTTCCGTCACTAAGAGCTTGGTCTATCTTGTCAAGCATTTTGAGAAGCTCATTTTTGTTCTCTTCCTTGGTAATAGCGTTGTTATTCACATTGCCGATACCGAAAGGTTCTAGAACATCTAGCAGTTTCTTGAATCGTGGAGTTTCGTAGAATTTCGCGGCATCCTTTTCACTCTTACGATAAGCAAGACGATACGCTAAAGTCTTATCTTCCAATGCGTCACAGAGGATAGCAAACACAATGTCTTTCTCATCGCATTTATCCCAGTCAATCCGCACGGATTCAAGAATCATTTTTATATTTTCTTTTTTCAGCATATATTCTAAAATTAATAGTACAACGTATCATCATAAATACTCTGAGCATTAGGATTTTTTTCTTCAACTTCTTTCTCTGCAAGTCTGAATCCCTCCTGTAGCTCGCTACCATACTCCATATTCAAACATGGGTACATTCTCATTGCGCAAGGGTCAAGCAAGTCCATAGAACGGTCTTTTCCAAGATTTCTGTTCATTTCCTTCTTGCTCTGCAACTTCTTCTTTCCGCTCGGCATCTTGTCAAAGCGAACTACTGCGCATTCTTCCATGAACTCATTCTGCATTGAAACTCTGTATTTGAGGTTTTGATGCGTATAAACCGCATTTGCAACCTTATCAGAGAATGTAAGCTGTCCTCGCTTAATCATGTAGCTCAGTCGCAAGTAACATAGGTCTTTTATTGTCATAGCTGACAAGTAATAAACTCCCATTGCCTTTGCTGCTGATATGTAAGGGATAGCATCTGGTATATAGTCGTTGAAATACCTACCTGCCGTGGCATCATAGATAATATGGCTCTCTGCTACTCCCTCGTTAGCCGCAAACAGCCTAGCTCTTTCAGCATTGATTCGCGGTGTTGAATGCATAACGATTTCGTAATTGACAACGTGGAATCCATTCCACGACAACATCAGAGTATTATCCTTTCCGAAATCTGCCAAGTCGATTGTTATCCATTTGTCACCATTTACGGCTGGGTCTTTAACGAAACAATCTCTTGCCGCTTGGCTTGGAATCGGAATATCCTCTTCTTCTTCGGGGTCAACATTGAAGTTACCCTCCATAAGAGCTTGTGCCATTCTGCCGCCCGATGCCGCTACAGAACCTAAATAGCCAGAGTTGTTTTCAAGCATCTTCTTGTTTGAACCAAGTTTACCTTGATAGAAAACAAAACTCTTAATCATTACTTCATATCCAAAGTTGCCGCCAATGGTTTTAAGCTTTCTGTCTATATCTATCTTACATTTTTCATAGACTTCTCGCTTAGACATTCCCCAAACAACATCCTTAACAGTCGGTCCTGCACAATAGAAGTATCTGACTACACCATCACGCTCTGGGATGATAAAACCGTCTGAGCCAATATACCAATCAAGAAATATTCTCGTCCAGTGGCTACGCTTCGGGTTAAGTGTTGCAAAGAACTTACCTGTAAACGTCTTGCTCTGACCTCTGTTTCGGGTCATAACGTATGAGAAAACTTCCCAAGTCATCTCCGTCAACTCGTCAATCGCAATCAAATCGTACTCCCATCCTTTCGCGCGCTCTCTCAACTTATCCATATTGGAATCGTCAAGATACGTCAAATCGACAAACGTTCCATTCGGAAATGTAACGCGCGGATTCTCGCTCTCTCTGATTTTCACATAATCAGCTCCGAATATCTGTTTAAACTTCTCTACGAATCCTCCACCTGCTTTTTGATTACCAAGTGAACGGCGTGAAATCATTGCACGAAAATCTGGGTCGGTCATTAACGGCTCTGCCATCGCAAGTACAAGACCATACGATTTGCCTCCTCCGAGATTTCCGCCACCAAAAACAACGTCAACGTTGCTACTTGCAAAGGACATTTGAAAGCCCTCTTGTGGTCTGATTTCTACATCTTTATTCGTGTTCATGCTGCAAAGATACCTAATTTATAATATATAATAGAGTGAAATTAATTCTATATTTGTTACGTAACAAATAGAGTTTCTAAAAACCTATAAATCACCACATTATTTAATTATCTTTGCAGCAGAATTTTAAAAATTAGTAATATGAAGTTTACAAAACAACAACTTTTAGACACCCTAAAAGCAAAACTCACTGCAAACGGAAAACACCTTTCCATCAGTGAAAAGACAATCAAGAGTTTGAGTGATTCCCACTTTGACCTCTTAGTTGGTGAAGATACAGAGTTAGATGATTTGGTGAAGAAGATTTTGCCGCAGTATGTTTCCCTTAACGGCAACTACGAGAAGGACAATGCCGACTTCATCAAGAAATGGAACGATGAGCATCCCGACACCAAGCCAAATCCAAAGGATGATAACAAAGAGCCTTCGGATGTTGAAAAGAAGCTTTTGGAACGCTTGGAAGCTCTAGAGAAGAAGGATGCCGAACACGAAGCATCTAAGCTTGTATCACAGAAACGTAGTGAACTTCTCGCCAAGTTCAAGGAGAAAGGCATCAACGACAGCAAATGGATTGACAAGTACATGAACAAGTTGAACATCACTAAGGACTCGGACATCGAGCAGGAATTTACGGATGCAGAGGAGTTCTACAATCTCTCTCATTCGAAGCCAAACAACAACACTCCAGGTAGTGCTGGCGGTGGTGACAATGACAAGGCTGACGATTTCTCAGATGTTGTGGGTATCGTGAACCCTGACGCAGGCGAATAACATTATTCATTCACTATTAAACAAATTTACAAATTATGGCAGCAGCAGATGATTTCTATTTGAAGCATGGATATGGCGGTCACTTTGGCGGTCGTACACTTATCCAAGCACATGGTAAGATTGGCGGTCATAGAAGCGTTTTCATTAACCTCGTAAGCGGCAACAAGGACGCATTCGTTTACCCTCCTTTTGGTGGTGTTATCACAAATCCGTTCAAGGGTCGTGCTAAGGCTTACGCAGGTGATTTTTGCGAGTATGACCCAGACACTTACGGCAAGAATGGCGGTCAGACCGTCAAGATTTTGAAGTATTACGAGTTGGCAAAGGATGTCACAGCAGAAGACTTGACAATCAATCTCGTAGATGATGGCTACCATCACATTCCTTTTATCGGTGATAACATTATGGTCGCTCCATCAACTCTTACTGGTACTGGTACTGGTCTTACAGTTACAGGCGTAACCAAAGGCACAGAAGGTGGTGCAAACGTATTTATCGTAACTCTCGGTACAGCTTTTGGCGCAACCGCAAAGAAGGGCGATATTCTCGTTGAGGCAGCAAAGGCAGGTGCGAAGACTACAGCAATGGTTACCAATCCTAACGCTTACTTCGATAAAGATAACGACTTCTTCTATGACCCTAACTTGTCAACCAATGTTGAAGAAGGTGAGGGTGCTCAGTACTCTTATACTCCAGCATTGATTAAGGATTCAAGAGTAATCTTGAACTTGGCAAAGTGCAACAAGCTTCCACCAGCCGTACTTGCGATGAACACAAGAACAGAGAACGGATGGTTCGGATTCTAACCGCTCCAATTCAATAGGATAACAATAGGATAACATATCATTAATTTAAGTATTCAGGATATGCAACAATGTGATTTTAATAATTCGAGATACGCCAAGTTGTTCTCTTCTAAGGATAACATCAACTTTCTGAGAACCTTCTTGAACACCAAGGGGTTGCTCTATACTAACTATGGCTGGTATCTCACACAAGGTCGTAGAGCTTCTATGCCTACACCTACAGACTACGATGGCGTGGCTTCATTCAGCATCAAGTCTCGCAAGGCAGAGGCAGCTCCTTTGATGCACCTTCGCGCTCCGCTTGGTGATGCTCCAGAAATGGACAACGAGGGCTTGGAGATGTACACAGGTACAATTCCAGACTTCATCGGTTACAAGTGGTCTGAAAACGCAAGACAACGCGAGTACAAAGAGAAACTTTTTGAACAGTTCGGCAACGATGCAGACCTTATGGCTGCTTGGGTGCGCGATGTTGTTCAGGTAGGTAAGAACTCAGCAGAGGCAACACTCTCTAACTTGACAGCACAGATTATGACAACTGCAAAGATGAGTTGGAAGGGCAAGGGTGAAGGTTTGCAGCAGTTCTTGCAGAAGGTTGAGCCATTCCCAACAGAGAACCGCAAGAAGGCTGGCGCAAAGGCTTGGACTGACCCAGACTGCAACCTTATCTCACAGATGAGAAAGATTGAAGACGATTATCGCGATGAGCGTGGCGGTACTGAGATTTCTCTCGTATGGAAGATGACTCGCAAGATGTACCGTGATGTATTCTTGCAGAACAAGGAGGTTAAGGAGTGGTATATCAACTGGTGCAAGGCTCACGACCGCGCATATACTGCTAACATGCAGATTTTGGACGAGGACTTCAAGAAATCACTTTCCGACATGACAGGTCTTTCTCCTATCGAGATTGTCGTTGAGAAGGAGCGCAACAAGACTGTTACAACTGACACATTCGTGCAAGGTTGGGATGATAAGATTGTTGTACTTTGCCCTACTGGTGATAGCGTTGAGTTCAAGTGGACTCCTATCTACGACCAGACACTTCAACAGAAGTATGGCGCAAAGAATATTGATGTTTCTTGGGCTTCAATCGCTGACGGACTCGTAACCGTAGGAAACTACGCAATGGATAACGGTCAGTTCCGCGAGTGGCAGACTAAGGTCATGATGTCGGCTTGCCCTGCACTTCTCGACTTTATGAACCACGTAATCATTGATACCTCAACAGCAGGTAATTAATGGTGGTTCACTCACAATATACGATAACATTTAATTCATTTATCTCTCAATGGCAGCATCGAAGTTTGACATATTGGACTATCTGAGCGGCATGACTAACTTTGTCTTTGACAAATCGGCATTAAACAATGTCGCTTTGGATTGCGGCGTTTCTGATGTTGAGTCTTATTTGGACTTGACAGAAGAACAGAAAGACAGATGTAAGATTGCACTCTTGGAAAAGATTGTATTCGGTGTCTATCAGACAGCATCGACCACAAATCAACATGGCGCATATACTCTTACAGTAGGTGCTCAGACCATTACATCGGCTGCATTGCTGAGTATCAAATCAGAACTCAAAAGACTTTACAAGAAGTATGGAGAGGATGATAAACTTGATGCTCTCAATGAAACCGATGGAGAGGTTAAATGGATTGAAGAAACAGATTGGTAAGCTATGTACACTGACAGAAATGCTTTGGATGAATATGCCTATCATGGTGTGTTCTACCGCTCGGAACAAAAGCCGAAAGAAGATGGTGACCTTATCGGAGACGATGGGGATATGTTAGGCGATACTGATACTAGTGCAGATGAGTCAGAAACAGAAAATGTAGAAACTATCATTTTTGAAACTGATTGCGATATTCAGGAAACCAATAAGCTGTTTAATTCGGGCGTAGTTACGTTAGGATATACAATCTATTTTCCGATGCCAACGAAAGATGGAGAAGACGGAAAAGATGAAGAATATATTCCTGAAGGTTTGAATGCTGGCATTCGTTTCCGTGGAAAAATGTACGGAATGGACGTTGACGGAATGGTTATTGGCGTTTATCCGACACAGATGCACGGATGTGTAGCTTACATCAAGGGTACTGATATTTAGTTTTTTTTTCATAAGGTAAAATGTATTTAGGATAACAAGGTATGGCACAGAGGATTAATCGCAGATTGTCTCGAATTGAGAATTTCTTTTCGATGCTTCTTACTAAGGGGAAAATCTCAGACAATATATTTGTTGGAGAATTGCCACCTACAACTAGTAAGAACTGGGATGATTTTGTCAATGTGGACGTAGGTCAGCAAAGAGATTATGGCGGTTATTCTTCTGGCTATGCTAACATTTATCTCTATGCAAGACCAAAGGGAACTCCACTTAGAAAGAATGTAAAGTTACTTGACAAAATGGAGGGTATTCTCGACGATGTGATTAAACACTCTAATAATAAGGACTATACAATTCAAGTTCTTTACCGTGATAGCGGATATGATTCAAATCGTCAGTTCCATTTTCAGATAATTTCTGTTTCAGTTATCGCAAGATAAATATATAAAATCTATTAAACGTAACATTTAAAACTCATTATATTATGGCGAAAAAGGTTATAAATACTGGTGCTGGAGCTGTCAAGTTCATCAAGCCAGATTATATTGTTGCCACATTGTTTGATGGCACAGAGACCGATGAATCTGCTCCAAAGGGTGATTCTTACATTCTTGAGGATGTTATTGAGAACACTACATCTATTTCACAAGATGATAACGATACCACCGATGTTGAGTGTGAGACTTCTGATTCTCCTATCATTTCCATTGTTAAGCTTGGTAAGCGGCAGTTTGCAGCAGAGATTGGTGATACGCAAAAGGAACTTTTGACTGCATTGTGCGACTTTACAGACGATGCAACAGGAAAGAAGACTTTTGCACCTTCGATTTACAAAGAAAAGTATGCAAAGATTGATGTTGTACAGGTTCAACCTAATGGAACTACAATGGAGGCTTACGTTCTCCCAAAAGTTCAGCTCAATTCTAAGTTGACTATTGAATCTCTCAATTCAAACTTGGCTCGTATTGCATTGGCTGGTACTGCCAAGGATATTGCGCTTACCGTTGGTGCTAAGACTGTTCGCACACCATTCTATGTTGACCACAACTATTCATTGCCAACGGCAACTGAGTAATTTCGGTTCTTCAACAATTCTCGACTATATACAAGGGGCGGCGGCTTTAATGCTGTCCGCTCCTTTTTAAGTTTTATCATTTATGGCTGAAACATTATACAAAAAAGCATTAAAGCTTATTACGAAGGAATTAGACAAGGATGCAAAGAATGTGTTAAGAGAATGTATTCAGGAAATTACGTACACACATCGAACATACAACCTCTATGATTCTTACGGATATGGCATTTATGTCGAAGGCAAGCTTGAAAAGATAGGTTACTTATCATCCTCACCAAAAGCATCCAAAGGCAAGAATTGGTATGGAGAAGAAATTAAAGGTCGTGAGGCGATAAACGAATATCTCAAAAACGATTATTCCCCTAGTGGAGTAATTGAATTGGCAGTTGTTGCTACCATGCCATACGCTAAGATATTGGAAGATGGCGGTGGTAATCTGAAACAATCTTACAGAGTTATTTCAATGTCGTTTCAAAAGCTACAAAACCTATCCAAGAAGTATAATGGAACAGTAAGTATGATTAGAAAGTAATTCATATATATGGGAAAAGTATATAGAGCACAAAAAGACCCGAATAAGGCTAAGAAACAAGCAGTAGAAGACGAGAACAATGTATTACCTAGTTCTCCTTTGTCTGATGCGGCAATGGAACGTCTGGCGCAAATTATGAATGATTCTCCTACAATTGTAAAACTACAAGGTACAGAGTGGGAGATAAGAGCATTGAAGCCTGGCACTCAATGGATGATTGCAGAGGAGGCTTGCAAGATTGTCAAGGGCGAAAACTTATCAATGGGTGACGTTATCAAGGAGTTTGCTATCAACATTCCATCGGTGGCAAGAGTAATCACACTATCCTTGCTAAATGACAAGAAACGCATTGATTCTGAGGAATACCAACAAGTTTACGACCAGTTGCTTTGGGGAGACTATGACATCAAGGATTGGGCAACATTACTCGTTGAGATTCTCAATTTGCTAGATGTGGATTTTTTCTTCGCGAGTACCAATGTGATTCAGACCGTCCGCAATCAAGCTCTGATGAGGAAGAAACAAGCAACCGAATTATCCCATCACGAACAGAATACGGACAAATGATAGATTTCTTACGTGCCAACACATGGTGCTCGCAAGAAGAATATAAGTGGAGAATGACCATTCCGCAGATTCGCCTTGCGTCTATGGATTTTACTCATTTAGAGAAGATTTCGTCAGACAAAGACAAAAATCAGGAGAACGACAAATTAAAGAATGCAAAGGTTATCAATGGTGCAGAGGATTTACGAAATCTCAATGACCTTGGAATACCTATTTTATAAACTCTTAAACTTTTGAATTATGGCAGATTCAGCATTAGGCAGTGCTCTTATTATACCAGAGTCTGCATTGAAGAAAATCAAAGAGGCTGATGATAAGTTGCAGAAGTTACAAGATACGGCTAAAAATACCACGTCTAGTGTAACACAATCTTTCAAGGATATGTCTGTTGGTACTAAGCCGTTCCTTAATTCTTTAGACCAAGTTATAGCAAAACTCGCAACAATCAACGCATCTGCTTCAAATGCAAGCAGTGGTATCTCAAACGTAGGTGCGAGTGCAAGTAACATGAACAATAACATTACGTCAGCAGCACAGAACATTCAAAATATGGTAGCACAGCTATCTAAGATGAATGGTTCTGGCACTAGTGGTATTATGCAAGCGGCACTTGCATTTCAGAGATTACAGGAATCTGCAAAGGGTGCTAGCGGTATGAATATTGCTGAGTTAAAGCAAGAAATTGGTTCTATTGAAAGTATGTTGCGAGATACAACACAAAATCTCACCAAGGCAGACCAAGATGCACTTATTAAGCGAAAGAAGGCATTACAGGATGAGTTGAGATACCAGCAGCAGATGTATAATGAACGTGCTGTTGCTTTTCAGAAGGCTCTCGATAAGATGGTGAGTGCGGAGCAATCATACAACAACAAACAGAGAAAAGCATACGCTGATAGGGCAAAAGACTATCAGACAAGAAACAATAAGACAAATACCACCTATCAAGGTGCGCTCGATTTCTCTGCTACTGCAAATACGCTCAACCGCCAAGTACGCGCTATAGAATATCTGAAAGAGGCTCGTATGAAGTTGTCTCAAACCGATGCTGATTATAAGCGAAAATTGGATATTCTCAATGCTGCAATTGAGCAACATAACAAAAACTTGAAAGAGGCTGGTGTTAATTCTCGCGCGTTGACCGAACAAACATCATATATGGCTGGATATATGTCACGTTGGGCACAGCGTATGGCATTTGCATTCTCAGTGGGTTCTGTCAAGAATTTTGTCGAGCAGATTGCATCAGTCAGAGGTCAGTTTGAACTTTCAGAGCGTTCACTCGAAGCTATCTTGCAGAACAAGCCAAAGGCAGACGAGATTTTCAACAAAACAGTAGAACTTGCCGTTAAATCACCTTTCCGTATCAAGGACTTGGTGGATTACACACGACAACTTTCCGCTTACCGAATTGAGTCTGATAAACTTTATGATACAACCAAGCGACTTGCCGATGTTTCAGCAGGTCTTGGCGTTGATATGGGAAGACTTATCCTTGCATACGGACAAGTCAAGGCTGCTGCATACCTTCGCGGTTCTGAGGTTCGTCAGTTTACCGAAGCTGGTATCAATATGTATGGTGAGTTGCAACAATACTTCAAGGAAGTTAAGGGAGAAGCGTACACGACTGCACAGATTGTTGATATGATTTCCAAGCGTAAGGTTACATTTGAGGATGTTGAGGCAATATTCCAACGCATGACCGATAAGGGTGGAACATTCTACAATATGCAAGAGATTCAGGCTGAAACTCTCCAAGGTAAGATTTCCAACTTGAAGGATGCTTTCGATGTGATGCTCAATGATATTGGCAAGGCTAACGAGGGTACAATGAAGGGAATGGTAAGCTGGGGTACTTCTCTGCTTGATAATTGGAAGACTCTTGCAGAGATAGGAAAATCTCTTATACCTATTCTTATTGCTATAAAGGCTAACTCTATGTTTGCAAAGACTAGTCTCGGACAAGCTTTTTCGCAAGCATCTGGCACAGGTATCGTGAGATACAAGGCTCTTTTCGTAAATTCCTTAAATGGAATGAAAAAAGCTCTTAAAGATTTTGGCGGTCTCGTTAAAAGTTCATTATCAGGTATAGGTGTAGGTCTCGCTATTTACGCTGTAGCAGAAGTAATAACTACCGTTTATGATAAGATTTCCAAGTACAACGAAAATGTACGTAAAGCCGAAGAAGAAACCATAAAGGCAAAGGGCGCAATAGGTGCTTTGGCTGGAACGTACAACGACCTAGCAAATGCAGCCACAAATGCAAATAGCAAATTAGAAGGAAAGGATTTAGAAAAGAATGTCGAAGATAGACGTACAACGTTACAAAAGCTTATTGATGCCGCATCAAAAGACGGACTGACTTTTAAAATCAATGTAGATAGTCTCGATGTAAACCAACTTAACGCTACTTTCAGTAAGGTTGAAAAAGAGTATAAAGATTTCATTGATAGCATTGAGGTTATCAGAAGAAATTACGCCAAGAATGATGCTTGGAACACTTGGTTTACTGATGGACTTGATGATGATGCAGACGATTACAAAGATGCTGTGATTGATGCTCTCGCAAAGTCTTCACAAATGGAGAGAGTTGTAGCAAACATTAACGCGAACTACAAACAAGCCACTTCGACTACAAAGAAATACTTTGATGAGATACGTGCAGGTCAAAAGGATAACGAATCCAACATTGACTATATGACACGTATGTATGAGTTGATAAAGAAAATCAACATAGCACAAGGCGGCAGTGACTATAAAATGCCATCCTTTATTGGTACTTCGCAAGCAGATTTCAATGACCTTATCCGTGCAATGAACAGCGTGCAAAATAAGGCGCAAGAATTGAACAGCGAATTTGATGCAGTATTTGGAGACCTTAGAAAAAAATATAGCAATAACCCTATAAAGATACAGGGCGTAATTGACAGAATTGCAGCCGAGCGCGATTGGAGTCAATACGAGAGAGACCTTGCATATAGACACTTTGGCATCAATGTGTATATTGATAGAGCCAATATGGATAAGCAAGTATCTTGGGTTGATGATTATATCAATGATTTCTTTGCAAAGAAAAAGTATGGCATTAGCCTCGTTGTCAAGGAAATTGATGACGATAAGGCTTTTGAAGGTTTTCTTGGGAAAGGAGACCAAGCAGCAAAGGCTGCAAAATCTTGGAAAGAAGTTGAAAAGAGACTCGCTGCTGTTGGCAAAAACTCGCCTACAATAACAGTTGATGATACTATCAGAAAGATATTCAAGGCTGGTGAAATTGGAGCAAACCAAATGGTAATTTCTGTAGCCAAGGTGAGAGCCAAGGTTAGGGAATTGAAGCAAGCCGCGACTCAGCAAGCGTTAGCTTTGGGTGTTAACCCTTTTGAGGGTGATGCTAAAAAAAATAGAATCAAGCAAGATAAGGCACAAAGAGACATCTTGCAAGAGCGTATTTCCCTGTTAAAGGATATGAACTCTAAATACAACGAGTTGATTAAGACGGAATCAAAAGAGACCGCATTATCTGCTACTCGTAAGTATTTTAAAGAGGCTGCGCAAAATGTAGGATGGAAAGCTTCTGATATTCTGCCAGACGATGCATCTGTGGCAAAACGCATTCGTGAGATTGGCTCTCAGTACAAGGAATTGACAAAGCGAGGTAACGCATTCCGCATTTCGGCAGACATTGATTTGAAAGTTTCTGAGAAGGAATACAACAAATTAAAGGATGATATATCTAGAAATGTCAATGATGCATTCTCTCAGATGGACTTGTACAAAAAACTGAAAGATGAGGGTATGTCTGATGAGCTTATTAAGTCTATGTTTGGAGACCTTACGAAGTCGTTTGATGAAGTACAGGAAGACATAAATAACGAGTTTAATAAGTATATCATCAAAGATTACGAAACTCATTATGGTAAAGATTTCACAAAATGGGGCGATAAGGTTATTCAGCAATACAACTCTGATTTGGAGAATACCGCAGATGTCATAAAGAAAAAGTTTGCTGGTAGTGATGTTGAAAAAGAATATCTCAACCAGACACAAAAGCTCAATCAAAAAATCGAGCAAGACACGACAGATACTGCTCAAAAACTCTTCAATGAGTATAAGCAACGCCTGTCAGACCAGTTGCAGCTTGATAGAAAATATATCGCGGATAGAACAGCAATAATGAAGAATTTCTCTGACCCTGAAACTCAGAAGAAATTACTTGATAATATTGACCTGGACTACAAAAAGAAGACTGGCGAAAATACTTGGAAAGATTTCAAAAATAGCGACATGTATGTTCGTCTGTTTGATAATCTAGACCAAGTTTCTTCTAAGGCACTTGATGCGATGGCAGAAAGACTGCAACAGTTGCGTACAGAGCTTAGAGACCTAGACCCAACAGAGTTGAAGACTATTGCAGAACAGATTAATAAGGTCAATGAAGTTCGCAATTCACGCAATCCTTTCAAGGCTTTCACTAGCGGACTTAAAGAAATGATTAAGGCAAACAAAGACTTAAAGGAGTCTGGCGGCGTGGATAAATACGTAGAGCTTAACGGACTTAGAGCAGATTTGACGAGCAAATTGCAGAACCAAAATGCTTATGTTGAGTCTTTGGAACAGGAATATAACGAACTGACAAAGAATAAGGATGCGAACGAAAGCGTTGTTACAACCTTAAAGTTGAAGTTAGCAACCAACAAAAGCATTCGTGATTCTTTGAAATCTCAGTTAAACATCACCGATGAGCAGATTACAAAGCTCGGAACGATTATGACTGAGGAAGAGCAGGCAGAAGCTAAGTTCTCAAAATCCGTGACGGATATTACGAGTGTTGTATCTACGATGGCAACAGCATTCAATGGATTGTTTGAGGCTTTGGGCGGTTCAGATGAACAACTCGAAAACACTCTTAGTGTCGTTGACAATATCGGTCAAGCAATCGGTTCGTATTATAGCGGAAACTATGCAGGTGTCGTATCGGGCGCAATGGGCGCGCTTACTGGCGTAGCTAAACTCTTTAGCAACGAAGGAAAGATTGATAAGGAAATTGCACGCCAAGAACGCGCTGTAAATTCCTTGCAACACGCTTACGAAAAGCTTAAAAAGAGTATGGACGATGCCTTTGATACGCAAAAGCTCTACGAATACAACCAAAAATCGGTCGATGCACTTAAAAAACAGCAGAAGGCGTACCAAGCAATGATTAATGCAGAGCGCGGTCGCAAGAAGCCCGATGAAGGTAAGATTCAAGAATGGGAACAGCAAATTGATGATTTGAACACTACAATCAAAGAATTAGGTGAGTCTATGACGGAAGCACTTGGCGGTTTCGGTTCTCAGTCTAACTATAAATCTGCTGCTGAAGCTTTCTCGGAAGCGTGGGTAGATGCTTTCAATGAAGGTAGTGATGCACTCGAAGCACTCAACAATAAGTTTGACGAGTATTTCAATACAATGCTCACCAAGCAGTTAATGAATAGAGCTACTTCAAAATACATTCAGCCTATCCTTGAAGCATTCGACAAAGCGGTATCTGAGGGCAGCGAAGGTGGAAACAATGGTCTTGACGTTACCAAGAAAGAACTTGAAGGTATCAAGGAGCTGAAAGACAAGAATCTTGCATTATTCAATGAGTATGCAAAGAACTTGATGGATGTTCTCAACGTCAAACCTGCTGGCAGTTCAAATATCTCTGCTTTGCAGCAAGGTATTCAGTCTGTTACAGAATCAACAGCACAAGCGTTGGAGTCGATACTCAACAGCCTACGATATTATGTAGCCACTCAACAAGCAGATGTCCGTATCATTCGCGACACTCTGTTAGAGAAGCTCGGCAATAGTATCAACGCGATAACACAAGACACTTCAAGCAGTCCTGTACTCATTGAGTTGAGATTGCAGACAACAATACTTACTGATATTCGCGACACCTTGGCTAGCTGTGTAAAGGGCGGTCACAAGCAAGGAAGAAATGGTATCAAGGTATTTATGAATTAGTTTTCTGTGTTCTATATATAAAATTAGGGCAAGCTCGGTTTCACAACTGAACTTGCCCTTTTTAATCAACATAAATCTAACTAAACCTTAACTAATATAAAAGTAAAATTACACTTTATGTCTGTGTTGTACCGCCGTACACTCTGTAAACAAGAAAATAATATAAATATTTTTACCAAACTTTGCTATTTAAATGAGCTGTAAGACGTTATTTTTGTTCGTCCTTACAACTATTCCACTCTGATGTGTAAACGTGCCCTAACGTCATATTTACATCATCGTAGCCAATGATTTTAACATCATTATCCTCTCCGTACTCTATAAGGTCACATTTTCCTTTGCATTCGATGCGAACTTCACTCCTTCCGCACACATAAATGCGAGTAACCATATTTTCAGGAACTTCAATTTCCAAATCCTTGCAGTACGCGACAAGAATAATCGTAGAGCGCGCCTTGATAACTCCATGAGCACCTATATACATTTCGCTAGTATATCCGTGCTCATTACATTGGTAGAATCCATTAGCAAACTCACCAAACTCTTTCAAAAGGTACTCTTTTGACAATCCCCATCCGAAAGCAATAGAATCAGCCATAAACTCAATTCCGTTTGAATCAAGAGCCATATTTACCAATTCTCGCTTACTCGCGGCAGAATCCCATTTCCCTTTATATTCTCCGCACAATCCCAATCTTAGGGCATTTCGCTTCAACGTCAATAATTCATTGCTATTCCCCATACCATTCTCTCAATCTATCGTTAATTAAAGTGTTCACATACGCATAGGTTTTATCGTACCCGACAAGCTCGTGGCACTTGCGGACACATCGCATAGCAGATTTCTCGTTGATGTCCGCGCGCTGTGCAATAACGGCATAGGAAAAACCATACCGATTGTGTAGAACGTCAAGAACAAAGTTTCTTGCTACCGCTCTCGCAAAAGGAATGTTAGTATTGCCGACATATAAATCATCTGCATTCACTCCTTCCTTTTCCTCAGTACTCATAGCCGTGTTCACTTGTTCGCAAACCATCCGCTCTACCTTATCCATTGTATCATTACCTAAGTATATCATAGCCGTTATATCTTATTTTTATCTTTATAAACGTAACCTACCGTATCACAAGGGTATTTATCATCTGGTGATAAAACACCTGCATCTTCCATTTTCTGTCTAAAATCCACAGAAACCATGGGAACTAACTTGTGTAATCTAGAACCATCGGCGGCAGCCCAAATCGGCTTTAGATACTGAACAGGATTCTTAACCTTTACACCATCCCATTTGATTCCGTTCTGAATGAATGGTATAAAGATACCGTCTCGTTTCACTCCGTTAGCATCACACATCCTTACAATCCTGTAATCTCGGAATAGTCCGTATTTCAGTTCTATATACCATTCATTATACATAAGCTATTCCTTTCCTTGATTAAGAGCCTCGGCTGCTTGCTCTGCCAATATTGCCTGCTGACCGTGCTCAAAGTTCTTCTTCAAGTCTTCCTCTGTCTCTTCGGAAACTGGAGTGTTCATTACAGTTTCCAACTTTTTCTGCATACGACCGATGTAATCAAGTTTTTCTTTTGCAAATTTTGCAGCATCATCTGCATCAGTGAACGCTGTAATCGGATGAGTAATGTTGGCTTCTGTGATGATAACCATACTATCAAGCATATCCTGATAAGTAACATCTGTCTCAGGGAAAATATCATTTTCTTTTCCCTTTACTTCGTTCTTCATCGCGACAAGATTCTCAAGCCACGCGAATGTTGTAGTGGTAAGCGCGTGTCCTTCCATATCAACACCGCCCCAACGCTTAAAACGTGCTTCAAATCCAATATGTGTGTGGAAAATAGCACAATCCTTCAAAATTACGATGAAGAAATGACCGAAGTCGGTAACGCTTTCAACATCTTTTCTGTTGATTCCGACAACAACTTTAAGCAAACCTGCATTGTTGTCAACAGTCTTCTTTTTTGCAATTCTAGCCATAACTATATATTTATTTTTGTTCTACAATCGTTTTGTACTCGAAACTAATGCAAGATGGATTCTCCTCAGAAGTAAACCTAATCTCATTAGGGTCATTGCAAACCCCATCCTTGAAGAAGAAACAATCCTTGCAAGTATATACCAGCGGAATAATATCTCCGCAAGCATCATCGTCAGGATTTGCGTCTGTATATAAGTCTTTGCCCAAGCAATATGGGAACTCAGAATCTTCATCATTCAACAATACGCAATCCTTACAAGTGTATTTAGTCTGTGCCATGCTCCAATAATTTTATTTCGTCTTGGATATAAAATACCGCCTTACGCAAGTCCTCAATGCGCTTCTCGGTCTTTGTTTTGTTGCAATCCACCTTATCCTTGCGCAAGAGATACTTGATAGCGTTCCCTGTATTGAAGTCAAGATGTCTGCAAATATCCAAAGGCTCAACACCGCACAAATCCTTCAACCAAGCGTAATGGGATGGGTGAGATACTTGCTCCGTCTTTTTGTTTGCAGATTCTCCTTCACCTTTCGTTACTATATCGAACTTTGTACCAAACATCATAATATCTTCCTCGCGAAAACGAGCGACATATTTGTAATCTGTGCTAACAGATGTACATATATAAACATCAGCATCATTTCTCTCGGCATTGAACAGAATAGGGGTGCTGCCACTCTGAATACCTATCGGGTCAAAATTGCATTTTAAGCAATCATTTTTTGTGATATAAAATCGCAGCCCTACCTTAATATCTTCTTTCTTAATCATAAGCTATTTCTTGTTACTATTATAATAAAACGCTCTAAGAGCCATAACCTCTGATGGATTGTGATAAAGGATAATACAGAAATCACCATGTTCTTTTGTGTGAACCTTTCGTAAACCACATTCCTTGATAAATCCATCCTCACCAATATAAGGATTAAGAATTTCGCGAACCGCACTATTATTGCTTGGTTGAACAACAATAACGCCACCAGTTTTTCGAAGTTCTTCTAGTTTCTTCCACTGAACTTCGATATTTTCATCTCCACAGAATAAACCATAGCCATAAGGCTCTGTGATTTCTCTATCAATTCCCATTCCCAAAGGAAGGTCAATTACAATAATCGGTTTCATAAGCTATTTCTCCTTATCTTTTAGTTCAACGAAATCTCCAATACCCAAACGAGCCTTGTTGATGCAAGACGCAATCCAACCCATCAAGTAGGCAGAAGGCTCGCCGCCGTGTTCTAAGTCAGTATATTCCTCGATGGCATCGCAGACGTGAGAAGCTTCATGGCAGCAATAGTTCATCGACATAACCTTCTGACACGGAAACGACACAAGAACGCCTCGCCTTCTGTCGCTCTTTCTGACAGCATCGGAATACGTAACGCCGCCGTAATCAATATCGGGAGCCTTGCATTTGTCAAAACAGGAATCTATCAGCTCTTTCAGGTCTTTACCGATGTGTACCAAAAGCTTCAAAGGGTAGATTCCGTTTCCATATTCGTAATATCCTTTCTTCTTCATACCTCATCGTTTTTATGTTTCTCCCACACTGCTTTTGAAAAGACATACCAATTATCACAAATGTCTAGAGCAAGAACGTCTCCTTGATTAGTACATAAATCGTTTTTAATACCTTCAACATGAACAAACATCACTACTAAAGCATCATAAGGATTACTACGACCTTCTATAAACGGATTTTTAAAGAACTTGGTCTTGTATACACTAGTAACAATAGGCACTTGAAGAACATCTGAAATATTCTCTGTGCTAATCTCTATCGACTTCTTAAACTTCTTCATATTCTCAACTATTTATTATGTAATCTACCAATATGCCACTTTGAGCAAACCTTACATAAGTAAGGATGCCAACCAAGTGCCTTCAACCTCGGAATCTGATTCAGAAACTCCCAAGCATCATCCTCAGTCTCGTATGCAACCTTCGCCTTCCAAGAGTGAACCTTCTTAGTCCAATGTTCGGGGTCTGGTTTGAACGGCGGTACTTTATTAGGATTGTGATGGTTATTCCTCATAGCTCAATGATATTAATGCAACTATCATCAATCGCGATATAGCAATCAAGCGTCTCGCGTCTGTAACCACCGAAATCAATAAAAATTTCAGAATCATCACTTGCGCAAATGAACTCTTTGTTGGCAAGCAATTCATCCTTCGTGATGGTTTTCTTAACCTCACTAAAATAAATTCTGCCAACCATAGGTGCATTGATAATGCCGCCGACCTTTACCACATCATCATCCGATGTTATATATATGATAGGTAAATCACCTTTTGCATTCTCAAAGAACACGTTATTCAAAAGCTCTGATTTAGTCATAATCTGTTATTTTTTAGTTGATGATGGTTTGCGACCGCGTTTCTTTGTCGTGTCGCGCTTGCTAGCAGTGTAATCCAATGACGATTTCTTAGGTCTGCCTGGCTTTCGCTTTACAGGAACGGCTTCTTTATTCGGTAACTGCAACGTCTCACATTCCTCATCTTCGCCAAATTCGTTCTCGAACTCTCTTCCGTCACGCTTCTCTGAATCGGCATCATAGGCGCGCTTCCACTTGCGCTTGGCAACTTTTAACTGTTCTTTCTTGAACGCCTCTGATTCCTCATGAAGCTTATCATAGTCTATCTCAGGTGCATCAAACTCACCTTCAATACTGCATTCGGGAATTTTCTCAACGTCCTTTGATTCCATTTCCTGATGAATGCGGTCTTCCTCTGAAATGTATGGCTCATCGTCAACTTTCTGCTTATGACTGGCATTATACTCGTCAATGAACTCTTTAATTTCTTTCTTGGAGCATCCATCTTTCCTCATTTCTGCCAACTCAAACTCGAACTTCTGACGTTCAATGTCCTCAAATCTCGTTCCGTCCAAATCGCTTCCCTCATTGAGTACGTTGATTTTCTTGTTTTCCTCATCAGCTCTCATCTGTTTGTCAATGGCAATCTCCAATAACGCGTGATTAACGTCAGATTCTGTCATTTCATCGACCTCATAAGCCCTAGGGTCTTCACCAAGCTCGTTTTTCAGAAAGTTCTTCTTTGCTTCAATGCATCCGCTCGGCAAAAACTGAGCCTCATCAAGATACATATAAGGATGAATGCTCTTGATAGACATGATAGGACTCGGTGTGCCGAAGTCTTGCAAAAGCTTCATGTATTTGTCCGCATTCTGCTGATAAATGCAGTAGCATTCCTCCAAATTGCGCTTCTGAACAAGCACAACAGCCATTATCCAGAATGGGTCTTTACCATCCGTGTAGCGTTTCGGCAATCCCTTCGTCTGCAACGATGCCGCTTCTAACGCCCTGTCAAGTGATTCTTCCTTTATTCGCATATATTCTCAACTTTTAAATGATTACAACCCCTCGGAAGAACCATCGCTAATGGTATCGTCTTTCCTCAACTCCCATTCATCGGCAGTCATAATCTCCCAATGACCGCAAACGTCTTGCGCCAATACAGAACCGCGCTTCACCTGCTTGTGAGCACCTGCCATATTGACGGCAGTAACGCTGTAAAGCATATCGGTAACGTCCAAACCATCATCGACCGCATCGGTTGCTTTCTTGATGTCTGTAACGATAGGGCAGTCGAACAATGCCTTGATGTTTTCGCCCTTGACCTCAATTGATGTCTTGTATTTGTTCATAATTCGCATATATTTTAAAGCATCCACCGACCGTAGAAGGAACTCGAACCTTCTGTTTGCCTAGACTTGTATCTAAAAGACACGTCCTACCGCCTTGCGGATGCTGTCGTTTCTATTTTCCGCCATTCTTCAACCAACCTTCAATCGTGGTACTGTCACCATCAAACGACTGACCGAAGACGTTTACCAACTTTACCGAACAAAGCAGATACGGAATGTTCTTGATGTTATCCGTTGATGGCTCTGTAGCATCCTGCACCAAAAACAACGCTTTCTTCTGTCTGTAATCGTCATACCACAGGATAAGCGAACCCTCCAAGTAAGCATACAGACTATCCCATGCTTTCTCGGCAGCTTTTATCTGCTCAGTAACGGAAAGCTCAGTAGTTCCGTCAACATCATACCCGAACACGCAGACTGACAACGTAGCGTTGGTGCTCTCATGTCTAGCATTCGGGTCAACGAACACTCTCAATGCGTCATTCTCAGGATAGCTCTCGGTATATACGCCCTTCTGCTTACCCTTGGAGTTCAATCCTTCCAATGACTTGTAGCGGACAGAACCGCCGCCAAAATCATCCTCCAGACTCTTACGCAATCCGTCTGCCTTCCAAGCTCCCTGCTCGGACTTCAAGTAACGCTGTATGTAGAATTTCTTTTCTGCCATATTCCAAAGTCGGTAATTCGTAAATCAAACATTTATGCTGCAAATATACGCCAAAAAATCAAGCCAAAAACGAACTTTACATAGTTTAACAAATTGCAAATTTGTACCATTTTCCCCATATCCCCAATTAAATATATGTTATCCGCATAAATCAGATTTTTCATATTGAAAATTTAACATTTGAACTCTTTCCCATATAATAATAACACGTAAATAAGTAATTGTACCCTCGCGCGCAGCCGTAATGGGGGATGTCAACCCCCTGTATATAGTAAACTATATACTCATCCCCCAAGAAGAAGGCTTCGCATCAACCCCATATCAATATCACACGAAACTGCAATCCATATATAGCAAAAACGAACTTTAAAGTAGAAAGCAGTCTCACTTTTCCGCAAAAATAAAAATAGCTCAAAATTCGCGTTCTAAGACGTTCAAAATAATCTGGTGATAAACTACACCACGAAGCTGCATAAAACGCTACCTGACGCACAGAAATAAGCAAAAGTAGATACTATGAAACTTTATGCAAAAAGAAAAGTAGATATGATATTCTCAAAAATGCTCAAAATTCGGTAGAAAAGCTGAATTATTAAAATCACAGTATTTTACAAAAAAATAAAAAATAAAAAATAAAAAATTTTCGGACGAGAGCTGACCCACACTGCGAGTGCCAAAAACGGGGGTGTGGGGTGCAATTTGCCCTATATAGGTATAAATCACTGAAAATCAATATATTATTTGCGACAAAAACGGACGTTTTCGGGCAAAAACACCACAAAAAGCGGCTTTTTCGTTTCTGTTTTCGTTTTCTGTAATTTATCCAAAATAAGAGAAAAAGTGAGAAAACAAAAAGTAAAAAGATAGAACGTTTCTGTAGAGGTGCTGAGAAAACTCTAAATTCCCAAAAAGTTTTCTGTTTAGAATTAATCTAAATAAGAAACGACAACAAGAAAGCGAGTACAAACAGAGCGAAAAACCAAACATCAAACCTTATTTAGAATAATCTAAATAAAAGAAACGTATCAAATAATCGGCTGCAAACATCAAATAAAAGCGTTTTAGATGTTTTCCCTATATATAAGGTACGCGCCACTATCATATAAAAAAACGGCTGCAAAGGTAATTTTATGAGGCTGCAAAGGTGCAAAGATAGGGCAAAACAGATAAAAGCACACAATAACCACTATTTAACCTATCATATTGTAAGGTGGAGATTGCAATTTGTGTAAAGATTTAAGAAAAACCAATTATTTTCAAGAAAAAAGCGAGAAAAAGCGTAATTTTTTGCCTAAAAGTTTTGCAGATACATAAAATTGTCGTACCTTTGCATCGCAATCAAGAAACAACGAGATTACCTCCAAGCAGAGAAATCCTGTTATATCTATATTGTGTGTTCTTTGGCTTATTTACATTTAGCGTAATAAAATCTATCTTATATATTTGTGCGCTGCTATCTTATCATATAACGTATTACGTGTAATACAATATATTAGATATTAGATAACAACAATACCAAAATATAAGGTATACGGATAAAGGCTAACAAAGCGTATCGAGTGATATGTTGATGATACTATATAGTGTATCGGTTATTAGATTTGTTGTTTTCCGTCAAGGTTAAAAAACGGAAAACCCACTACCTTAAAAAAGTAGTGGGCGAATCAAGTTAAAAGAAAAACTAATAACTTATGATTACTTCCAAGCGGTTGCAAAGTTATTAGTTTTTTCCGATATAAGCAAATTAATTAGTAATTTTTAAATATTTATCTTATGGTAGTTTTTGAAAAATTGTCTTTGAACGCACAAAGAATGGTATTGTACGTAAACAATACACGTGAATTTTATGATGTTAAGTGTGAAATAACAAAGGTTATTGAGGAATATCTGAAAGCTAACAAATTTGTTAGTGTTGTTAGATTAATGAATAATGATACTTTGAAAGATTTAGTTTTCAAGTCTGCAAAGTATCATTTTAAGCATGATGGAGAAATGCCAACTCAAAAAGAAAGAAAGCAGGCTTGTGCTTATCTCGCTTGTACTATTATTAATACTGCAAAGGATAATTTGAACTTAAACTAATTGGAGGGCTATATATGACAAATAAAGAAATTGAAAGCTATAGAAATAGTTATAAAGTGGTGAATGGTATTGGTTTTTGCCGTGTGAATAATGATATATTCGGAAATCCCCGATATGTAGTGCATTTTCTCGCTTTTACTACTGACGAAGAAATGAGAAACGACAATTTAAGCCAAAGCCAATTGTATGCAATTGCCAAAAAGCGTGCAAATGATTTGGGCTTTCATGTTTATCGTGCTAATTGGTACGGCGGCGGCTTTGTCGGACAATCTTATTCTTTGATTGATACGGCAAACAAAATTAATGAGATAGTAAACAAGTAATAACAATAACCTTTGCACTCGCTTATTTGTGGGTGCAAAGGTACAAATAATATAAGGTATGAACACAAATACAAAATGGATAAGTACGAATTATCGCCATATAATGTTCTTTAATGATGCATTCACTTTTGAAGTTGAGGCTAAAAAAGCAAATATTAGCTTAGGTAGCCTTCTTGAAAAGCATACTCAAATGGTACACAAAGGATTTATAAACTCTTTCTGTGTGCTTGAAAATTCTAGTAATATGGTAGTATTGAAAGTTACTGCAAAGGTTGATAGGCTAACATCTTTAGATACTACATCATTAACTCTGGAAATTTGTAACATTAAAGATTAATTGGATATGGATATAACAATACCTTTTGTTTTCGCCCTTATATCTTACGTATTAGGCATTATTGTAGGGCGCAATTGGAATAAGTACGTAAAAGAGTAAATAACCTATTAAACGCAAAGAAAATGAGAAATATAGGCACAATAAAAGAATTATTAGAAAATGTTGGTAACTTCAATGGGTGGAGGGGTAATGTTTGCCTTTATTTTACCAAAAAAGAAGTAAGAGCATTAAAATGTTATGGAATAACTGAAAATATGGATATTAAACAAGCATATTTGAAAGTATCATAAAACATATTGGATAAGTGCAAAGATAGCCGGTATCTCTAGACTGTTCGATTCAGTTTGCGCCACATTAAATAATTAGCAATATGAAAGATTTAAAGAAATTAGCATTAATACTCCGTGCTTTGGGTATTACTGCAAAGGTAGAAAGCGAGCCTATTTATTTTGGTAGCGAATTAATTATTAACAATACATTTTGCTTTTGCAAAAAAGGTGATGTGCGCTTTGATATTTGGCACGAAGAAACAAATGAGTTTGAATTGCATTTTACATTCAAAAATACTTTGGTTTATGATACCTTATATTTGGATAGTCTTATTCAGGTAGTTAGCGAGATAACTAGTACTATCGCTAAATTTGAGGGTTAAATAATAGAGTGTGTGCCCTTATCTTTTCCCTTTGGTACACTTTATCAAGTGGGAAAAGATAAGGCTATATAGTGTAAATAAACGGCTAAAAATAGAAAGATATGAATAAATATAATAACTACACAAATGAACTGAAACGTATTGGAGTACCTAATTATGACGGAAAACAATATGAAGAGTATTTTAAAGAGATTGCAACCTCTTATGTACTTTGCAACCTTACAGGAAGGCAAATGGCTTATGTGGCTGTAAAGATGGCAGCACAAAAAGAATTTGGTTTTAATGAATGTATGAAAGAGTTTGATATTGCTTAAAAGTTACTATAGCCGTGAGTAGTTAGAGACTACCTCCAAAAGCGAGATTTGGCACGGCACAAATAAAGATAGGAGAAAAGGAAATGAAAAAGTACCGTTTATATGTTAAGTCTGAAAAAGACTTGAAAGCGTTAAATGAGAAAATTGCTATTGATAGCTTATTTTCAGTTGGTGAGACTATCACAAATAACCCTCTTCATATTGGAGAAAATATTTTCAGTGACAAACGTATTTTTGATAGTGTGAAAGAATATGCTTTTACACACAATTTCGTATCACTAACTTTATATCAGACTATCGAAGAGAAATTTGCGGTATTAAAGTCTGGATATGAGCAAATATTTGGTAACTTTGCTTTTATCCCTGCTGGCGGTGGATATGAGAATAACACTTTGATAAGTTACACTTTGGAATTTGCAGGTTATTCTTTTGTACGCACAAATGTAGTTAAGTTGTCTTTGTTCTATTTACGAAATCTCTTAAATGAATATACCTATTATGGTGGTGCATGGAGAGATAAGAAAAGTATGAAGACTATATTATATAATGAACTTTAAACAACTTGGATATGATAGAAAATGCAAATGTAGAAAATATAAAGAGTTGGCTAGAGGCTGAATATAATAGCCTTCACTTTGAACATGTAAGCGAGCAAAAAGAAAGCGAGTTAAAAGATAGATTTATTCGCTTTTATTGCAAGTTTGATAAACGTCTGATACGTATCAAGCGTGAAAAGATAAGCGTATCACCGATTAAAAATGGCGGTGTGCGCTTATCATTGGTAGCTTGGGGAAAATGCTATGGGCAATTTTATGAAGTGTAACTTTTAAACAATTGGATATATGACTACAGAAGAAATTAGAATGCTTACCAAAAATGAATTGGTAGCCGAATATGAACGTACCATTAAATGGTACAAAGAGCACAATATTAATCGTAATTTTAGCAAATACGCTGAAATGTTTTGGATATTGTTTGATGATGGAGCAAATTCCTATATGTGGGCAATTGATACCATTTGCAGTTGGTTTCCTGATTGCAACAAAGAAGAATTGGAAAAGGAATTGGATATGTATATTTAATAGTAACTAATATGAGTGACAAAGAAATGAATTTGGTTATCTTAAACAAGTTGTATGAGATAGCCTTTGCAGTATGGGAGAAAATGGCAAAGGTAGCCGATTACGGCTCATATACTGCAAGCGAGATTGCTAATATGTTAAATAAGGAGTTCAATTTTAGCAATGAGCAAAATGAAGACGAAAAAATAACTGTTAGTGTTGGTACATATACTTGCAGTTTTCCTTTGAAGAATATCTTCTATTTTGTTTCAGTCTTTGAAAAGCTAGCGAGTGTTGGCAGAAATGCAAAACAATTTGTATTTGAAGAATCGGGCGAATTATTGGGAAAGGCTACCTTTGAAGTAAGCAAAGGAATGAGCGAGATTTGCAAATTTATTACCGATGATGAGTTGCGCCCTGTTATGAACTATATCATATTGGATGCAGCTAACAATTGTTTGGTTGCAAGCGATGGGCACAAATTACTTTCTTTTCCTACAAAGGTATTGGAACATTCGGGAGATTTATCAAACTTCTATATCAGCCCAAAGAAATTTGCTTTGATGTGCAAGAAAATGAAGAAAGGAGAAATCTATAATGTTACAGCCACAAAGGAAAGTGTAAATGGTAAGGAATGCAACAAATTAGAGTTTGAGGGTATTACTTCTAATATCGGCTACATTGGCAGATACCCAAATTGGAAGAGTGTTTTTCCAAAGGTATCAAATGAACTCGCTTTGCACTTTGATAAAAACGCTTGGAATGAGATAAAGAAATTCTGTAAGGTTGCAAAGAAAGATGGTGCAAATACTATTAGTTTGCACGGCTTATCTGGAGAAAGTAAGATTACCTTATCTTATGATGATTGCAAGCGTGAATTGGCTATCGAAAACAAATTGCAGCATACCATTGATGATGTATCATTTATGATTAAGTCTATTGTTGCTTTCAATAGTGTTGATACCTTATATCTCGGTATGTCTTCTTCTCATGCAGCAGTTGCAACAAATAGTCTTGGTAATATCTATTTGCTTATGCCAGCCGTATATGAGGATAGAGGTTATTCTATAGATACTAGATACGTTCCATTTGATATAGACGTATTGGAAGAGCGTGCAAATAAGCCTACAGAAGACGCTATTCCTGCAAAGGTGGATAATATTACAACTGAGGAAAAAGAATGCGCTACAGAGAAGAAAACAGAGCAAACGAATGCACCTGCAAAGGTAGTATCATTGGATAAGCCTAGCAATAAGTTTAGCTTTGATGCAGTTGGTGTAAATGTAGGCGATGCACTTACCTTCATTGATGGCACAGAGGTTATTGCAGCAGAAGACAATAAGGTATCATTTTGTGGCGAACTGTTCACTTTGTCGGGATTCTGCAAAGAGTTTATGCCCGATGATAAGCGAACAAAGAGTAATTCCTATCGTGGATGCGCTTTCTTCTTTAAGGATGGTGTAAAATTGGAAAAGCTATTTAAGGAGCAGCAAAAGAAATCATTGGTATCAAGCAAAGAAGAGATTGCAGCCGTACCTGATGATACACCGAGCGAGCCGATTGATTGGCTAGGGAAGGTATTTATCGACTTCAAAAACAAGCTAGCATATAAAGTTGCTGGGTACAATACGATTAAATACCCTCATTACTTATATACAGAGATTAGAGCCGATGGTAGTTTCCTTTGGCATGGTGGAGTAGAAAAAAGCGAGTTTGAGGAAATGATTCCCCATTGTATGGTTATTGAATATACAGATGAGAATACCATAATGGATGTGATTCATACATATTTGAATGATGTACCAAATGAGCATCAAGCGAGCGAGAAATGCACCGAGCGGACAATTACACCACCTACAACGGAAAACGTCTCAGAGCGCAAAGAAACGGCATCAACCGCAAAGATTGTGGCTATCTCTATCGGTGTTCCTTCATGCTTGGATATTCCACCGGACAATATGCGGTTGGATATTGCAGCAAACAAGCCATTTCCTACAGCTGTAGGCGATTGCTTATGTGGTGTTGGCAAAGTAGTACATACGCTACCTTTGCCGCCTCCACGGAGCAAAAGAATGAGTGAAATAACAAAAGTAAATCAATTAATAAAGAAACAGAAATGGAAAAAAATATTTGTTTATCATGCAGATTTGCATTCAGAAATGGCAAATGCAATCGACTTGTAGTATCTAGCATGGGTATGAATGACCGCCTTGGCAGTTACTATAAGAAAGATAATAAATGCCCTTATCATGAGGATGGAGACGATTGCAGAAACAGAGAATATAAACCGATTAATTTCTATAATTCATAATGAAACATACATCATTACCAAAGGTTATCTTCTTAGATGTTGATAACCTTGATTATTCAGTGAGTAATAACGCTGCTTTGGTAGCAAGTATTGAAGAGCCGATTAATGTTATCGGTGTAATTTAAAAATAGAAAGGATAAAGTTATGAACGAATTGGAAAAGTTGATGATAGCCGAATCAAAGAAAAAGGCTATTGACGATGAATTGATTAAAGACGAGCAGCAATGCGAGGATGATAAATACGACAATTGGGAAATGGAAACAATGGATAAGTTACGTTTCTTAGAGAATTACAATTGTCACTTTGAAGAGAAACGCTCACGTGGGGCATTCCTTATCCATCCAAAGAAACATGGAACAATTGAAGTTGCTTTGGTTAAGGGGTATGAGGATTTCGCAGGAAAGAGAAGAAGTGTTTACAGATACCATACCGAGCAGCCTCTCGTTATCAATTGGAATTACGGAATAAGTGGTGGCGAAAGCTATACTAGAGGATTGTCGCTAGAGAATTTTGTAAAGGAATTGGTAAGACGTGGAATTATTAAGGTGGAGGGCTAAGTTATGAAAGTATATGTAGTTATCTCTTCATACCAACACGGATTGGGTGAGGCAGTTGAGGTTGAAACAGAAGTATTCTCAACCAGAGACAAGGCTAGAAAAGCGATGGAAGACAAAGGTCTGAATACATTGGAAAGTTATAAGCATTCATTGGATTGTGACGATTTCCAAATCAGCGTATCAGGCTCATTCTATCATATCTCAGACAACGAAGGTGAGACGTGGGATAATTTCGATATTGTAGAACAAGAATTAAAGTAATAAGACTATGGAGATTAAGAATGTAGCTTATTGTCCTATCAACGAGAAAGACCTTTGCCTTGATGAGTTGGTAAGAGATTTGTTCAATGATGGACATTATTCTTGGAACAAAGACAATACAGAAAAGGTTGGATTTGTCGGCAACGAGCCAATATTGGTACGACAGGAAAACGATAACAAATTGCTGGTTAGATTCCTTGGCGATGCTTGGTGTCCTGATGTTGTTGAGGAATGGGTGAAGAGAATTGAACATGATAAGAACAATGATGTAGATTACGTGATTGATACTTATATGTTTGGGGTGATTGAGAATGACCGAGAGCGTAAAAGCAGCGATTTTCATGTATCATTCTATTATCGTGGATAATAAATAACAGAAAGTAACGTTTTAAGTAATAAGAGATAGGATAGGAGATAGGAGAAATGAAGACAACAGAAATCATGAATGCAGGTGGCGCATCTGTAAAATACGACATCGTGAACATCGGCTGTAAGGACTGCCCTTACTGCATGATGGCAGAAGGTCACTACCTTTGCCGTTCAGACAAAAGCTGCAACGCAAAGGCAAACATGACCGATGATGATGAGCCAAAGCAGAAAGTAATAATATACAGTCGTGTCTCTACTGAAAAGCAGACATTGGAGCAGCAAGAAAGAACAATCAACGAATGGTTGAATTGTCACAATCTGAAAGCTACTCACGAAGTGAAGGAGGAAGGAGTATCGGGTAAGGTATCTTATAAGGATAGAAACCTTGGTAAGGTAGTGTTACCGATGCTTGATAAGGGTGATATACTTATTGTGTCAGAGGTCAGCCGTATCGGTCGTTCCATGAGCGACATCAACAAGTTTGTGAATGACGAGCTGAAGCCACGTGGTGTGCGCTTGGTAATTGTACAGATGGGCATTGACCTTGATTGCAGCCATCTGAAAGCGATTGACGAAATGCTTTTATTCGCTTTCTCATTTTCGGCACAGATGGAGCGTGAACTCATTCAAGAGCGAACACAGAGCGCATTGGAAGTACGCAAACAGAAGTTGGCACAAGACGGAGAATTCATCTCAAAGTCAGGTAAGGTCGTTAAGAAGTTGGGCAGACCTAGAAAGTGCGACTTATCAAATGCACAGAAGGCTGCATCGGAAAAGCGCAAGAAAGAGGCTGCTGAGAAACCTTGCAACAAGGCTATATGGAATGTGGTTAAGAAGTGTACCAATGACTTCACTGAATTGACTACACCTAACTTTGCGGATGCAGCTATGATGTTGCAGCAGATGGGTGTTTATTCGTCCACTGGCAAGGTGTTAACCAAAGAACTAGTAAGAAGTGCGTATTACAATCTACGCTCAGTCTATGGCAGTCAGGTTTATTTCAGACGTGGTTCTGCCAACTATCGTGTAATGCGAGAGAAGGGTATGACTGATGAGGAGATTCAGCAGTATTACAAGGAACTGAATAACAACAACAATAATACAGAGGAGGAATAAGTTATGATTATAGCATCACTCAAAGGAAAGATATTTAAGAAACTCCATAACTTAGTGTACGATGATGGAGAAATGGTAAATGCTAAGATACCTAGTTGCCGTATCAATATGACGGAAAACGAGTTCATTGATTTCGTCAGAAGTCTTGAATGCAGCTACAATATCTCAATAATGTATCACGATTAAAGCAAAAAAAGTTATGGCATTCTTAATAGCAATTTGGCTCATCGGCACATTGTTCGATTGCGCTATGGGCAGAAATAAAGATTAAAATTTCTGCCCTACATACACAATATAATGACGCATATTGCGTTATCTTTTGAAATAATATAAATATCAAACAGCCCTCGACAACACGGATAAGTCAATAATATGAAGAAGAATATCGACAATTACATTGGTAGTATCGTTCACGACAACGAAGATGCCATTATGAATGGTTGGTACAGCAGTATTGCAGACTATATCATCCACAACGCTGAGAATGGTGCAGGTTGGTATGAGTACTTTGATGATTCAGAGACCGAGGATAACTTGGGTGAGCCAACACAAGAGCAAATAGACGAGTTGGAGGCTTATCTTGAAGAGAATTACAACTATCTGCCTGAGTAGTATGTATCGACATCCAAAGACCACCAAAGAGCATTTGCTATTCTTCTTGGTGGTAGTTATAATATTACTAATTATTAAATACATTTTCAAGTTATGAAAAAGGTTTTAATGTTTATGGCAATTATGATTGCCGTGGTGTTTGTTGCTAGTTGCAGCAGTAAGCCAAAGGTTCCCGAAAAGACACCTGCACAACTGCGAGCAGATTCTATCGCAAAGGTAAAAAAGGATTCTGTTGCAAAGATTGATAACTTCAAGAAGTTTTCTTTGAATAGCTTAACTAGACTTCTCAAAAGACAGATTTCGAGTGACCCTGACTACGGAAAGGTTTTAGAATCCTCAGACTTAATACTTTCCGATTCCATCTACCTCGCAAATTGTAGGGTTGCGGTTAAGAATAAGTATGGTGCAGTCGAGCAAGACGAGGACATATATTTGCTTATGTGTAAAAATGCACCAAAAAACGAATGTATGATAGTACTGGATAGAGATAGAATGGATAAGTTTCTGAACAACATATCAAAAGATTGTTGCTGCCTTCCGCTTATCACAAATGGTGATAACGAAATGCGCTCAAAAATCATATATCAGCTTTGCGATAAAGGGCAGTACTTTTTTAACGTTGAAAGGTTTATAGAAAAAGGACTGGACTTTTCTCCTTTCTAGAAAATCGGTGCGATTATTCACCAATATATAACATCATGTTTTTAAAACTTATGATTTTGCTCATGTTTTATGGGGCTTATTGCCTCTTCAAGGGCAAGTAAAAAGTTGGCTGGCTCATTCGTTTGGGTCAGCCTATTTTATGGAATATGGTGTAAAAAAACAAATTAATCGAAGAATTAATAACTGCCAAATGTTAAAGTTTGGTTAAAGGTTGCTTCTTAGCCACGCAGATAGGAATATTTTTCGTATCTTTGCAACGTTCAAATAAATCTTAGCGGTATGGTTGCCGCATCTTCTGAAAAGAGGGTGCGTTTATTGTACCTACAATCCTTTCGAGTATAAAGTAATTATATAAGAATTACTGCGCCGTGTCGGTGGATAGGAAACTACCATCGGAGGTTTGCTAAGAACCTTTGAACAACACGTAGCGCAGTTTTTTGTTCAATAATCTTAGTGATATGAATACAAATGTAATTCTATCAAAGGATAGTAACCCATCAGATATTGAGCGTTACTTCCGTGGTGTGTTGGCATTAGACCAACAAGAAAAAGTGTTCTCAGTAAACCTTGATGATGTTTGGCAGTTGGTTTACGCCGAAAGAAGTAAGGCAGTAAAAGCATTAAAAGCAAATTTCATCGAAAATGTGGACTTTATCAGTATTGCCCAAACGGGCAAAACTGCTACAGGCGGTTTTAAGAAGATTGATTACTACCTTACTTCCGCTTGTTTGGAGTATTTTGTTGCTCGCAAGGTTCGCCCAGTGTTCGAGGTTTATCGTAGAGTGTTCCATCACGCAGTTGCTCAAGTTCAGCAGCAGCCATCTTTGCAGGAACAGATACAAGCTAAGTTAGCCTTTGCCGATTGGAGCGCAAAGTTTCTCAACCTGAATGACGCAAGCAAATTGGGCATCGCTCAGAAGATTGGTAAGATGGTAGGCTTGGATGATGCTCTTCCTCAGTCTGTAAACGCAGGAACGGAAAAGCCGATTACACACGCTGCCACCGACTTATTGAAGTCACACAACGTTGGTATCTCAGCACAAGCATTCAATCGTATGCTTGAACTCAAAGGAGTAGTAAAGCACGCCACTCGCCCAGGAAAGCGAGGAAAGGTGCATAGCTGGTATGTTATCACTCCAGCCTTCGACAAGTACGGACAGAATCAGCAAGACCCTAAATTTCAGCAGCAGACACAGATACGTTGGTATGATGCTACATTTATGGAATTGCTCACCATCGTTGGCTTGAACAGCCAGACATCACTAAATTTAAATTAATAGGAGATTAGAATATGAACGGACAGAATATCAATGCAACATTGTTGCAGAACGTGGAGCAGCCAAAGTTGGCTAAGACCCTCATCAAGTTACGTGAGGTGTACGTGGACTTTATGAGCGAGGTCGATAGAGCCAAGGAAGAGTATGGTGTGCTTGTGAATGACAGAATAGACGATAAGTTTGCCAGCCAGTACAACGTAATGAGCACGTTAATCAGTAACACTTTGGCAAAGATTATGGATTACGAGGTCAATGAGGCTATTAAGGACTAAGTAATCGTGCATATATAGTTCCTCGCTTACCTATTGTGGTAGGCGAGGATTTGTTTTATGTAGCATACAAGACGTTTAAACTATCACACCGATAAATCATACCAACAGACTATTTTAACCGCTTACAGAAGAAATTTTCACTATCTCTTTGAGTTTTCAGATATTTTGCTTATCTTTGCAAAGCAACTATTGGAATTCATATTTCTATTTCAGCCCTGCCGTTGGTGCTCAATGGTGGGCTTTACTTTCGCATTTCTTTTATACCTATCATATCGCCCTGCATCATAATTTTTTGGTGGTGTGGGGCATTTTTTGTGTTAATTAAACCTTAGAAAGGTTAAAGTCACAAATACCCGAAAAGCCTATTAAATATATATTATCCATATTTATCCACAATAAAGCAAGTTAATGAAAAATCAGCTAATTTGGTGGTTTGCAAGGAATTGCGTACTTTTGCAGTGCTTGTTAGGAGCAACGCACTAAACAGCGGACATATTAAGTATAATTGAGTGATTGTTCACTTCCCTATACGAAACCCTATCCGGAGTTCGGAGCGTTACACGAACAAAGGATAGGGTTTTCACTTTCCCTATTCTTTTTCGAGAGTAAACAAGTAGTCTTGGTGGCTTGTCGGCTAAATACACTCGGCTACACAGACTTTAAACCCACGTCACAAGAGGCGCATGGTGACACCGCAGGAACTGAAGGCAGAAGGCGGGCAGGGCGGGGCGTACCCCGAAAGCTGCTTAGGTTAAGTGCTGTACGATTTGGCAACTGACCCGACCGAAGGGGCTCATTATACTGGGTTCATGTAACTTCGAGTGGAATATTCCTACCAAGCTCTCATTATTGCAATAAATGATGGGGGTAAGGGGGAGAACCACTTACTCAGAGGTCTATTGCCTGTTTCATATAACCTTTTTATAAGGAACAATATTAATTATAAACTCATTGGCGGAATTAAAATTCACCTAAAAATTAGTATCTTTTATGGAGAAAAAGTTGTGCATCTCGCTGATTTTTAGTAACTTTGTGGTGTCAAAACATAAAGTTATAATCTTTCACGCTATGCACAACTTGTATGCAAATTTCGTAAAAATTCTTGAGATATGCAAGAATTTCTCCATAAATTTAGTTAATGAGCTAGGAAATATTCCTCGCCCAGGAGTCGTCCCACGTTTTTCAGACCTCGAAGTTGTTGCTTTGAGCTTAACTGCTGAGCATCTAAGTATCGACAGTGAAAACAACTTGTTCGACAGACTGAAGGAGTATAAGACTGAAATGCCAAACCTGATTTCTCGACGTCAATTTAATGACCGCCGAAAATTCACAGCGGAATTATGCGAGACGATTCGTAAGCGCATTGACCCGAATCATCGGGAAAATTAGCGCATTCACAGTCTTGCAATATATAAATTATGTAAACAATAGACCGATTGGCAGGGTTAAATATGCGCTAAACTAATTCCGCCAACAGGTTAATTATAAATCATTAAATATAGGGAAGATGATTACAAATCAAGTAATGAAGAGACCAATGGGTAATTTTTTGGTCGAGCAAAGAACAAAAGATAGTATGTTCAATGCTACAAACTTGCTCAAACAATGGAATGAGTTTGTTGAGCATAATGATGATACCCAAAAAGTTGGGTATGTAAAGAAAGACCTTGATGATTTCTTCAATAACAAAGGAATCAAGGAGTTCATCAATGCTTTGATGGATGAAGAAAATCTACATACCCAAAATTCTGTGTATGTAAAATCGAAAGCAAGGTCTGATAGAGGTGGAGGTACTTGGATGCACCCTATTCTCTTTGTTAAATTTGCAATGTGGCTCAATCCAAGATTTGAGGTTCAAGTTATAAAGTTTGTGTACGACCAAATGTTGAAATATAGAAACGATGCAGGCGATGCGTACAAAGAACTTGGTTCTGCTATCAGTAAAATTGTTAGTAAGAAGTTTATGCCAGCAGCTATGTGCAAAATAGCAAAAGCAATAAATTGCGTTGTGTTCGGAAAGCATGAACACGAAATGAGAAACAAACAAGGAGAAGAAGTTAAACAATACGAATTGTTTAATATGGAGAGACAAGTAGCTATGCTTATTAATGATGGTTTTCTTAAATCATATAACCACGTATTAGAGTATCTTAGAAAGAAATATTCTGAGAAGTACTTGCAATTAGTTTGAACGTTAAATAATTAAATATAAAACAGAATAATATGTTTGGAGAAGAGACAATCACTCGTAAGTGTGTGATTACACTACGGGGGGGTACAAAGTAGTAGGCACGTTATCAATGCCGAAACCGAAAAAAACTATGTTTCCTGAAGAAATGGAACGTAACTTTATCAAGAGTTTTAATGAGTCGCAGCCTAATGCAGTAAACAAGGCTGTTAGTGTTCACATTTTAAGAAATTGATATATGGAAGAGATTAAAGGGATTCTTACTACATCAACAATATTTAACGGCGTTCGCAACGAATATGAGGGTGTACGTATCAAGAAAGAACTTGGAGTAGTTGTTGCTATAGACAATGAAAACGAGTTCAAAGGTGTATTCACAAAGTATGGAGAAGTGGATATTTTTAAGCAGTTGCTTTCACAAGAAGTAAGTAGTTATTATACGAAATATAAAGCATTCCCTACTGAACCTTTGATTCCATACAAGGATTGTGGAGATATTATCTTTGACTTCATAGAGGTTACTTACGGAAAAATGTATGGCGGTTATGTTTATGTTGTACACTACAACTTTGCAAGCACCGCATCTTAATAAACAAATATTGATTATGATGACAGCAGGGGATAAAATTAATATTATGGCTCAGATTGCAACATTGAAGAAGATTGCCATTGACTATAAGGGAAAGACAATCGACAACATTATACAACAGTTAGAGCTGAGATTAGCAGATTCAAATCTGAAATAATAAAAGAGTTGGTTATATGGCTAGAATCACAAGAAACAAAGCTGCCGAGATACTTGGCTTATCTAGACAGACTATTAGTAACTACATCGAGCAAGGTCTCATTGGTAGTTGTGTAGGCGAGCATGGTATCTTGTATGTAAACAGCGAGGACGTTGAAAAATACGCCCAGAAGTACAAGATGCTTGCAGCCAACGAAAAGATGATAGATGATAAGCTCAAAGAAGTTGAAGCGCACAAGCGTGCAATAAACGTTGAACTTACCGAGTTGAGAAACAGAGCAACCGCAAACGGCAAACTGGCTGCCAACGCTGTTGGTATGCTTTTTGGCGTAATAAACGCTATGTCGTATCTTGGCATCACTCCAAAACTCAGTTATCGTGAATCTAAGTTGCTAAAGGACATAATTAACGGAATGACCTATGATGAGTTGTCACTCAAGTATGGCGTATCAGCAACTAGAATCAGACAGATTGTAGAGAAGACGTGCAATAAGCTGACGTACAACGAGGATGCCGCCATTGCCGAGATTGCTACAAATCAAGATTTGAGAATCGTGATTGATGGTTTAAAGAAGAAACTAAAAGCAACACAAGCTAGTTATGATGAATACAGACGTGCAAAAGGCGATACTCCTATCGGCTCACCATTTTTTGGGGTATAGCCACCCCTCACACATATAGTGTTTACTGATAGTTTCTTTGTTTTCATATTGTGTTAAAATTATACCTTACTTGCATATTACTTGCATTCCTACTTCTTTGCAAGCAAATCCATTAGCTGCTTGATTTGAGCATCCTTGCTCTCTACTTGCTTGCGCAGGTCTTCAATCTGTTCTTTCAGCAACTCTACTTCTTTCGAATCATTATTGCTAACAATCTGTTTATTGTGGTGGGCATTATCCTCGTTCACCATATTTATATTAGGTGTTCTGTCTTTACCGAAAACCCAGTCACTTGGACTAACGGCAGCTTTATCATCAAACATTTCGCCATCCGAGTTTTCTAGCCACTCTTTTTTCAAACCAAGATTGTAACAAATCTTTTGAATATCATTCTTTGTGAAAGAATACTTGGTATTGCTTTCGCTCATCTTTTTATTAAGATTAGCTTGGTCTATGTCTATCACCTTACAAAACTGAGACATCGACTTGAATTTACTTATGTCGAAGCAAAACTTTAAGTTCTTCGCAATATCATTCATAATTCTTAAAATCTGTTTAGAAATTACACATTATGCGCCACCTTTCGTAAACAAAGGTTAAATAATCAAGAACAACGAAACTTTCTCTTCGAAAAGTTTGGTTGTTTGAGGTTATTTCAGTACCTTTGCAATCGTTAATCAGTTACAACACTGATAGACGAAAAATGTGGGACGGAGTTTAAAACACCGTCTAAGCTATTTATCCACTGCAAAGATAGTTATTTAACTTCGTTCCACCAAACTTTTTTGGTTAAATATAGTTATTTGAAGAGAAATAATGAAGATAGAGTATAATCAGGAAGAGGTTCGTCAGAGGGTTGCAAAGGTTATAGAGTTGGGCAACTATAAGTCCACAAGGTCGTTTTCGATTGATGTTGGTCTCGATTGCTCTAACCTATCAAAGATGCTAAGAGGTAAGCAGAATTTTACCAAGGCAGCTATGATGGCTATTTGCTCTAACCTAAAGGTTGATTTACAATGGCTCGCCTACGGAAAAGGTGATGCACCTGTAATGATAGGTCAGATAGATGACGCAACACAATTACGAATCGAAAAGGCAAGACTTGAAGAACGAGTACAATGCCTAGAAAACGAAAAAGCATTTCTGCAAAGGATGCTTGAAAAGTAATAGGAGAATAATAAAATGGCAACACCGAAGAAGAAAGTAGTGGTCGAAAAGATTGCTAAGAAATGGCTATCAACTGATGAAGCTGCATCATACATAGGTATGGGAAAGTCGTTCATCGTTGAATTGAGAAAGAGCGGAAAGCTACCACACTGCATGATAGGTCACTCTGCATTCTTCCTCGCAAGCGATATAGATAATCTGCTTGAAAGCCATCGTGTATATTAGAGTTCTGTTGTTTAATATCACCAAGTGTGGTGGATGGGCGAGTCTTTAACTATTTTTTTTATATGCTCGCCCAATATGGTTTCATAGCTCAGATGGTTAGAGCGGTCGGCTGTTAACCGATAGGTCGTAGGTTCGAATCCTGCTGAAACCGCAATTCTTTTAGAATCAGATTATCACTACAAGTAATGAAACTGAAAGCTAGAGAAGAGTTCTTTGACATATTGACGCACAGAATATAGTATGCGTGGAAAAGAAGTAGCCGGAGAGCATCAATGGATGCCGTGACCTGGCGAAAAGGACGCACGACATACGAAAAACTAGTCAGTAACAGATATTACATAGACTATACCGATAAACTATGCTGAAACATCAGCACAAGTAAAGGGCATAATATAGGTCTGTATCGTTTGTTATGTAGTATTCTAGTCGAAGTATGTATTATTGCTATCTTACGTGTAAGATATTTATAATATGTATGGAGTGTCATACGGAACGTCAATGCTAGCTGTATCGGGAATACGGAAACGATTAATATCGTGGCATTCACAAACGACAGAAAGTTCCATGGTTTTAGATACATAAAACAGCAGGGTATGGTGTAAGTGGTATTCTTGCACACCTCGCACAATAGATGATACCTCTTCTTATCGTGTGAGATAGTGGCGGTTCGATTCCGCCTCCCTGCACAAATTTTCAATTATTATTATTAGATAGTACAACGTTTATTACGAATATAGAAGTCTAGCTAACTCTGAACAGAGTTAAGTCAAAGAATGAGACTTAAACACTACTTAAAGTAGAGATTACTTCTCAATACTTTAATTAAATAACAACAAAGAGATATTTAGTGTAAACGGAAGCGCGTCATACAACTTGAAGATACCGTTCTTATCGTATGGAAGTGTTGGTTCGAATCCAATAATATCTCCAAAGTTCTAAATGTTTTTGCATAAATATTTTATTTGATTACTTGTTTGTTTATATTTTAATTAACAAAATTTGAATTTGAATTTGACAATGATGGCAATGCAGTCTGTCTGTGAAGATAGGCTGCATAAATCGCAGGTTGGAGCAGTGGTAGCTCGCTAGGTTCATGTCCTAGAGGTCGCAGATTCGAATTCTGCACCTGCAACACTCATTTTTTTGGTTATAAGGTTATAAGGTAAAGTTAATTAGTTTTCTAAGTTTTAGCATCAAGTTCGTGAGAATATGATGCTTCTGGTTCTATGGTGTAACGGTAGCACAAGAGATTTTGGTTCTCTTAGAGATTGTTCGATTCAGTCTGGAACTACTCAATATTTTTTTTAATTATTAATTATCTTTCATACTTGTATGACAGCTTGTGAAAGTAGTTGTACTTTATTTGGAATCGGCACTTTTTAAGTGTTTTGTTTACTTAAATAATTTATTTTTTTCTCAACTGCTTGGGATAAGTCGTTGAGTTTTGCCCTTAAAGCAATTAGGTAATGCGCTACATACGCAGATTTAAAGCTCCGACCAGTATCGTAGAGAAGATGGTTCGATTCCATCTAAGGGCGCATTTTTTTACTTTGTCATAAGAAAATGATTAAATTTTAAAATTAGGCTGTTTTTCCTTGGCGGTCAGTAAGTTAGTCTGCCGCCAAGGTTTTTAAGCGAAAAGAACATGAAGATTATATATAGTATAAAGGTTCACAGAGACCACTTGAAAACGCTGCAAGGTCTGAAATGCTTGCAGTCTGTTGATGTCGGTGAAGATGGCAAGTCAATTACTTGTCAGTTCAAAGACAACAAGACTAGAGGTTGTCTGATTGCTCATACAAATGATTGGCTTGTTGAATTTGCGACAGGAGAATGGCAGAAGTTCGGTGATGCTGCTTACCAACAACTAGTTTGGAATCCGAGCAACGTATCTAAAGAATATTAGCTATGGCTGCTGCTAGGGTTATTCAACACAAGTACACATCGAAAGATGGTACTGAGTACGATAGTAAAGAAGAATATCTGTATCACCAAATTCTTCTTGCTGATAAACGAGTTTCTTGTATTCATAGACAAGTGAAACTCAATATATTCAAATCCATTTATATGATTGTGCCGAAACAACTCAAAACAAAGGTTCGGTACGATAAAAGACTGATGGTTAGCGGTCATAGCTATAAACCAGACTTCATATTTTGGGAAGACGGAAAATTGATAGTTTGTGACGTAAAATCAAAGTACACTCATTCTCTCAGGGAGTTCAGAATAACTGCCAAGGGATGCATCAACAAGATTGTCGCACACAACAAGAAACGTCATAATGGTGAGCCGTTTGTGGTTTTTCGTGAAGCTATCCATATCAAGAAGAACGAATGGAAGATAATCGACTACCCACCTGACGGAAATAGTTATTTTGAGATTTAATTTCATTCATAATTTCAAAATTTGGTTAGTTGTTAAACCGCCCCTACGCTGACTAAGGTTGTCGTAGAATAGGATGTGGAGTTGCTCTTTGGGCAAGAGTATGAATTGAAAACGCACCAAGGGGAAATAAAACCTCTCGTAAGTTTGGCATGTGGTGTGTCTTTTGAAACCTCGGAAACGAAGCATCCTTTTAAAAACAGTTTAATAGATGAATACAAAAGAATTAGACGGTTATCTGAAATTTCTCTCAGAAAAACAGACTGCCGTTCAAGAAAGCGGTTTTGATGTTGAGGATAGCGATTTGAGTCCTCAACTATTCCCATTTCAGAAGTATTGTGTTAAGCGAGCATTAAAAGTTGGTCGCTTCGCTATGTTTGAGGATTGTGGATTGGGAAAGACGTACCAGCAATTAGAGTGGGCACAACAAGTGGTTAACCACATTAATAAACCTGTTCTTATTCTTGCGCCATTGGGTGTTATAGGTCAGACAATCAAAGAAGGAGTTCATTTCGGTTACAAAGTAAATGAAATTGCTCTTACGACATTCGACCAAGACCTTGCGGCTGGTATCTATATTACCAACTATGACAATATGGATAATATAGATGCTTATCTATTTGGTGGTGTCGTTCTTGATGAGAGTTCTATATTGAAGAACTTTGCAGGTAAGACAAGAACCGCACTTATTGAGGACTTCAAAAATACACCTTATAAGTTATGTTGTACAGCAACTCCTTCTCCAAACGATACTACCGAGCTTTGTAATCATGCTGAGTTCTTGAATATTATGACAAGAAATGAAATGCTTGCGATGTATTTTGTACATGATGGCGGTTCTACATCTGATTGGAGGCTGAAAGGTCATGCACAACAAGACTTTTGGGATTTCGTTTCTACTTGGGCAGTCATGCTCAGTAAACCATCTGATATTGGTTTTAGCGATGATGGATATATCCTTCCACCGATGAATGTTATTGAAGATTACATCGTTACCGAAAAGAAAGATAACGGTGCTCTCTTTAATGATATGGCTGTGTCTGCAACGGATTTCCATAAAGAGCTTAGAAGAACTATCAAGCAACGTCTTGAAAGAGTTGCTGAGATTGTTAATGCTTCTTCTGAGAATTGGATTATCTGGATTGGGCAAGATGAGGAAGGTAAGGTTCTTCGTGAGCTGATTCCCGATGCAGTTGAGGTTAAAGGTAGTGATAGCAAGCAATACAAGAAAGATAAGTTGCTCGGATTTGCCAATAACGAGTTCAGAGTGCTTGTCACTAAGTTGAAGATTGCATCATTCGGTCTTAACTATCAGAACTGCCGTAATCAGATGTTTGCTTCACTTGATTTTTCATTTGAAGCTACCTATCAAGGTATCAGACGTTCATATCGTTTCGGTCAGAAAGATGAGGTGAATATCCACATCATTACTCTTGATACGATGCAGAACGTGAAATCATCATTCGAGGAAAAGCAAAAGCAGTTCCTCGAAATGCAGAAGTCTATGACCGAAGCTATGTGTCGTAACATCAATAATCAGATAAAGTTAAAGAAGATGGAAGTTGATAATAAGTATCAATCAAAAAACTGTGACATTCGCCTAGGCGATTGCGTACAGCTCATTCAGAATGTTCCCGATGAGAGTATAGGTTTCTCTATTTTCTCTCCACCATTTGCGGAACTTTACACATATTCCGATAAGTTAGAGGATATGGGTAATTCAAAGGACTATAAGGAGTTCTTTACTGCCTTCAAATATCTTGTTAAAGAACTATACAGAGTTCTTTGGAGCGGTCGTAACGTTGCCGTACATTGTATGGACTTGCCTATTCAGAAGGGTAAGGAAGGGTATATTGGTCTTCGTGACTTCTCAGGTATGATTCTTGAAGCATTCCAAGAAGTAGGTTTCATTTATCATTCAAGAGTAACGATTTGGAAGAATCCTGTAACTGAAATGCAGAGAACAAAGGCACTCGGTCTTCTCCATAAGCAAGTAAAGAAAGATGCGGCTATGAGTCGTGTCGGCATCCCTGACTATCTTATGGTATTCCGAAAGGAAGGCGAGCATGAACACCCAGTTCATTGTGATATATCTGTTGATACTTGGCAAAAGTATGCTTCGCCAGTGTGGATGGATATTGATTACTCTAAAACACTTAATGGTATTAAGGGGCGTGACGAGAATGACGAGAAGCATATCTGTCCTCTTCAATTGGAAACAATCGAGCGAGCAATAACTCTTTGGAGTAACAAGGGTGATAAGGTTCTTACACCATTCCTTGGAATCGGCTCTGAGGTTTATCAGTCAATTAAGATGGGTCGCTTTGGTGTCGGCTTTGAATTAAAGGATAGTTACTTTAATGAAGCTGTAAAGAATTGCAAAGCTGCCGAGGCTGATACAAATGCACCTACATTGTTCGATATGTAGTTTTTCATTTGCCCTTATATATGCTCACGTGAATCGGTGCGGTGGAACTTGCGTGAGGTTCACTTTGTAATAGTCTGAGCACTGCACCGATTATTCTTTGGATATTATTTTCTTTCATAACCAAGCCAAACCGATGATAGTGTTCCTTGGGCAAGAACGATAATGGTACGACACTGCTAGAAATAGTAGCACTCTTGAAATTTGGTGGCTATCATCGGTACTTTAGATGTCTTTAGAGTAGGTCAATGTTTAACGAGCCAAGGCAGTTCCGACCGACCATCGGGAAATAGTCAATACAATCCTTGTAGGATTCATCACTTAAATTTTGCCAACTGCCGAGGCTCATTTTTTTCAAAGTATGGGAGGTGTATAATGGCGAGATTAACGATTGAAGAATTAAAGAAAGACCCATTGACAAAAGGCGATTTTGAGCGTATGAAAATTATGGGATTAGACCCAAATGAGCCTTGGGCGTTAGTTTGTAAGATATTGGATTTTTGTGACGATGGTTACTTTAATATGAGAGCTTTGAATCTATTCTCCATATATGTAACTGGTTACTTCGATTGTTATCGTAGATTAAATTCTGAAAAGATAGAAAAGATTAAAAAAACTTTTGGATAATGAAAGGTATGTATTATATATGCTATCTTGTTGTTATGCTTGTTCTTGTAGTTGCTGCTGAGATAATTAACTTCACAAGCAAGGCTGTATGCGGCAAGAAAGTTATCAAATATTTTGAATTATGATTAGCGAGTATAGAAAGAAATTGATTGCAAGCGGCATTCCTGAAGATGTCGTAAAGCGAGCATACGATTTTGTTGAAAAATCAGGGATAGGCGAAGAACTTGTTGGCAAGGAAGCTGAACTATGTCAGCTTTTCAAAGACTTTGCTGTAACTGCATATATCACAGGTGCTAGAGAACAAAAAGAAGAAATACTCAAAAAGTTAATGGATAAATAATCGGTATGAGTATAATTTTATTTGCGCTTGCTGCAACCGCTCTTATGTTCGCAGTTGTTGGCGCAATAGCGATGATGCTAGGTCTGGATAAAGAAGATTAGCAAAATGAGAAGTGAATCAAGGCGCAGTCAGCTCGACCACGAAAGATATATGAGAAATCGTGAAGAAAGACTTCAAAAGCAAAGAGATTATTATAGAAATAATACTGAACTTTGCAAGGCTAGCGTAAAGCGATGCAAAAAGAAAAGAATAGAAAGGGAAAGATTTTTATTGTTTAATTAAATATGTAGCTATTATGGCAAAAGACAAAATTAAGTTAGTTTTCGAGATTGACCGTTTTAAGGTTATCGGTTGTGTCGCACGTAACTGTGAGACCAAGGAAGAGTACGATGAATTGGTGAAAATCATCAATGATACTGATGAGGTTGTTCGTGATGACGCAGAAATTGAGAAGACAAATTGTGTGCTGATTCTCGACAAGTTGTTGCACGACAACGAGAATTTGGCTCTTCGCAAACGTTTGGAAAGCGAGGATGAAACACTTCACAATGGTGAAGGTGGCAGTGGTGATGGTGACGGCAACGTAAAGTGCATCGAAATCAAAGGCGAGGTTGCCAAGGACTTATTCGATAAGCTTGCGTCTTTGGTAGAAGAAGGAAAGGATGGTGAGTAATGAGAGCAAGAACTAGTACTTGGTATGAGACAAAAATCAAGTACCAAAAGACAATGGAGGATGGCTCGGAAAAAGTAGTCAACGAACTTTATGTTGTTGATGCACTTTCTTGTACCGAGGCAGAAACATCTATCATTGACGAAATGAGTTGTTATATTAGTGGTAATTCTGCCGTTACAAGCGCAAAGAAAACCAACTATGGCGAGATTTTCTTCTCTGACTTGGATGATGATGATAAGTGGTACAAGGCAAAACTCCAGTTTATCACTATTGATGAGAAATCCGATAAGGAGAGACGTTCTAACTTTACTTACTTGGTTCAGGCTAAGTCGTTGGCACGTGCTCTTCGATACGTAGATGAGGCGATGGGAAAGACTATGATTGATTACGACATCGTAGGTCTTAACGAAACTAAGGTCTTCGATGTCTTCGAACATCATGCTCCATCTTCCGAAAACAAAGAGGAAAAGAATGAGTAGAATCGACAAACTTATAGCATCTATGCCGTCAAAAATGGCTAATGCAGTAATCCATCAACGCAAGTTACACGCTTGCTTGATGGAACTTACTGCAAACAAGTCAAGAGAAGTGGCGGCTAGAGCTATTTTTCTGAATTACCAAGATGGTGATGGCAGAAAGTTAGGTACAATTCCGCATTATTACGAAAGACCTACATCTACTGGCTCGGTAATGGTGGAGACGTACTTTAGTTATATTGACAGAGTTCACTAATTTTAAAATCTATACAAATGGATATAGAACAGTTAAATAAAACGCCTCATAATCAGATTTGCGACTTGGCAAGAGATAAGTTTATTGAGGTGTACAATCAGAAGTTCGGAGAGGGTGGAGAAGTGTTCTTTGAAGAACAGAAGGCTCTGTTTAATAATGAGCTTCTCAATGGCTCATTTAAGGGTTATCTCGAAAAAGCTACATCGTTGAATATTCACGATGCTTTCATGAACTTGGCGATTAACGGATTGTCTCTCGAAAAGGGAACTACGACACTCTGTTACCTTATGGGCTATAGCAACTACAACAAGAACACCCGACAATCAACTTATACGGCTAAGATTACATATACAGGATATGGTGAGATTCTTCTTCGTCAAAGGGCTGGACAGATTCTTCGTTGTGACAACCCTGTAGTGGTATATGATTGCGATGATTTCCGCTTCGGTGAGCGTGACGGTCATAAATTTGTTGATTATGTGAAGACCTATCCACGACCAACAAATTCACGTATCGTTGCTTGTTACGTGAAGATTATCCTTCCAAATAACTCATACGATTACTTCGTTCTTGACCGCGAAGGTATCGACAGATTGCGTGAATATTCTGCTAAATTTGGCGGTCAAGACCACAAGGCTAACGCTCTATATGGCGGTTGTTATACTGGTAATGATGGTAGAACGTACTTCAAGGATATTGATACAGGATTCCTTATCTCTAAGACTTGCAAGCATGCGTTTAAGACTTATCCTAAGTTACCTGTCGGTCTTGGTGGTATGTTGCAAGCTGATGTTGACAGCCAACCTCAACAACAGCAACAACAAGAAGCATTTGGTGCTTCGCAAGCTGAAACACAGAAAAATGGTGTTAAGGCAAAGGTTGACGATGATTCTCCATTTTAATTTATAAAGTATGGCTGAAAATACAGAATTGCAGTTGGTACAACAACAAGCAAACAATATTACAAGACAGATTGCAACGCTCAAATCCGATACGGAAAATGCGGTGCAAGCTAACAGAAAGTCTTATGAGGCATGTGTTCAGGCAGGTGAATCTCTTCTGTCTGATATTAGTGCGTCTGGTATGAATGATGCTCTTGACGAGAAAGCTGCTGAATTTATCAAGAAGGCTAAACTGACAGAGAAAGCAATGACGGAGAAACGTAAGGGTGTTACCCAAGTGTTCGATATAGTCCGTAAAGGATTTACGATGATGGAGAGCCTTATCTCTGCCAAGAATACAGATTCTGTTGTCTATAAGATTCAGGAGAAGCGCAATGAGTATGCTGCCTACAAGCTAGAACAGCAGAAGAAAGCAGAGCAAGAACGCTTGCGACAAGAGCGCATTAAGGAGGCTAAGATTAAGTTGAAGACTGATACTATTGATACGCTCAACAATCTTCTTACTGAGCATTCTTCTGCTGCTATCAACTCACTTAATAATATGTTCTCTCTTCTCACCCTTGATAACAAGGATGAAGTTAAGAAACGTATTACAGAGTGCTCTGATGTCCTTGACCTCGGACATCTGTTTGTTAATAACAAGCCTTCATACTCTTCTGAAATTGAAGAGAATGACGCAAAGGATATTATGAACGGCGCATACAAGGAAATTTCCGCATCATTGCTTGCGTCTTATAAGCAGACTGTCACTGCTACACGTGACGAACTCCTTATGAAGTTTGATTCTAAGATTGCTGAACTTCTTGAAATCAAGAAGGCAGAAGAGGAACGCAAACGTAAGGAAGAGGAGGCACGTAAGGCTGAAGAGGAACGCAAACGCAAGGAAGAGGAAGCACGTAAGGCTGCCGAGGAAGAGCGCAAAAAGCAAGAAGAAATTCAGCGCATCAAAGATGAGGAGGAGCGCAAGCGCAAGGAGGCAGAGCTGAAAGCTGCCGAAGAAGAACGCAAGCGCAAGGAGGCAGAACTGAAAGCTGCCGAAGAAGAACGCAAGCGCAAGGAGGCAGAAGCTGCCGCTGCTGAAGCTGAACGTAAGGCTAAAGAAGAGGCTATCCGTAAGGCTGATGAAGCAGCCAAGGAAGAGCAGCAACGCAAGCTTGCAGCAGAGCAAGAAAAACGTGATGCTGAAAACGCAGCACAACATGCTAATGCACAAGCTCAATCGCTCTTCGCTCAGACTTCTGTTGGCAACACAAGTAAGCAGAAAATAAATGTCACAAAACGTCTTGTCGTTACTGCCAAAAACGCTTGGCTCGATATTATTCAGCAGTGGTGGACGATTGAGGGTTCTTTTATGTCACCTGACAAACTTGCTTCTAAGTTGGAGTTTATGCGCAAGGCTTGCGAGAAACATGCCAACAACGAAGAAGAGTATATCGTTTCTCCTTATATTAAATATGAGGATGAAGTAACAGCTAAGTAATATGGCAGAGCAACCGTTTGACCCTTATTATTCACGTGGTGAGGTTTCCAACTCAGACCTCACCGCATTGAAGTTCGCTCTTAACCCACAGCTCAACTTCGTTAAGGAATCAGACAAGAAAAAGGCATTCCATCTTGGTACTCTCGTTGATGCTCTCGTTACTGAACCAGAAAAGTGTAATCATTACGCTATGACGGTTGATGATGAGAAATATACAGAGAAGGATTGGAAATGGGGATTAGACAGACTTGCAGTTTTAAAGAAACAAGCAACAAAGGACAGATTTCTTGATTTTGTTCTAAAGAATGCGGTCGGTCAGAAAACATTCATCAATCCACACATGAAGATGGAATATCAAGGCTTCGAGTTTGAACTGCCTGTACGATGTAAGTTCGACTGGTGGCTTGGCGAGTTTGGCGGTGACTTGAAGACTACCGCAGCTACGTCACAAGAACAATTTGAAGCGCAGATTGATTTCGTGGACTGGGATAGAAGCCGTGCATGGTATATGGACTTGACGCACAGCATTGACCCTAGATATGGAAATCAAGACTTTATCTTTGCAGTTTCAAAGACTAAGAAGAAAGTATTCTACAAAAAGATTGAACGTGGTGACGAGTTGTATTTGCGTGGTAGAGAGAAGGCTCTTGAATGGGCTTTCAGAATGTGGTGTTTATTATAATTATCATTATGTCAGATAAACCAAAATTATACGATTATCAAGAAGAGGGTGTACGCATGGAACTTGCTATGAAACGTTGCATAAATGGTGACGATATGGGAACTGGCAAGACGGTTCAATCTATCGTTGCCATTGAACGTGCAAAAGCGACTCCTTGCTTGGTTATTTGCCCTGCTGCCCTCAAAGTCAATTGGGAACGTGAAATCAAGAAATTCACAAATCTTCGTCCGCTTATCCTTACGGATTCTGTAAACGCAACATACGGCTATCATCTTACTAAGATGGATTTGTATGATGTGGTTATATGCAATTACGAGTCTCTTGCTAAATATTTCGTTGTATCACTCGGAGAAAAGCCGTTAAAGCTTAAAAATTTCATTTTTAGGAATGAGGTCGATATTCTGAAATCGGTCATTATTGATGAGTCTGCAAGAGTTAAAGACCCAACGACAAGGCAGTCAAAAATAATAATGGGTATTTGTCAAGGCAAGGAATATATCTACGAGCTGACTGGTACGCCTGTGGTTAACCATGCTACTGATATGGCTTGTCAGTTGGCTATTCTTGGTAGAATTGATGAATTTGGCGGATATGGCGAGTTCTGTAATAGATATGGAGAAAACGAGAATCTCGAAGAGCTTAATCAAAAGATTCACGAAACATGTTACTTTCGTAGGGAAAAGAAAGATGTGCTCAAAGATTTGCCTGAACTAACAAGAACAACAATTAGTGTTGCTCTTGATTCTGAAACACAAGAAGAGTATGATACTTGTCAGAAAGACTTGCTTACATTCCTTCTTGAATATAAGAATTGTTCTGAGGATGAAGCTAGAAAAAAGCTACGAATGAAGGCATTAGTTAAATTTATGAATCTTCGTTCTATATCTGGAAAGGGAAAGATGAAAGCAACAATCGAGTTCCTACATGATACGGAAGAACAGATAATTGTGTTTGCAGAACATCGTGATGTTGTTGATGCAATCAAAAAGGAGTTTCCTAGTGAGGTATGTTCCGTTACTGGCTCTGATAATCAGCAGCAGAAACAATGGGCTATTGACTCTTTCCAAGCTAAGAAAAAGAGAATAATCATCTGTTCCATTAAAGCTGCTGGTGTAGGATTAACTCTTACGGCTTCATCGAATGTCGTATTCACAGAGCTACCTTGGACGATGGCAGACTTATCTCAGTGTGAATGCCGTGCTTATCGTAACGGACAGAAGAATGCTGTTACATCGTGGATTCTGATGGGAATTGATACTATTGACAGTTATCTTTATAGCTTGATTATGAAGAAAGGTTCTATAGCATCAAAGGTTACTGGTGAGCAAGATTCCGCTATTAAGGATGTTGCCTACTTTGATGAGTTGGCTGATTTGGTTTTACAAAATTCTTTAAATAAAAAATAATGGAAATTCAAGGAAAAGTTATTGCCGTTTTACCTGAAAGAAGCGGCGTTTCTGCAAGAGGTGAGTGGAAGTCTCAGACCTATGTAATAGAAACACAAGAGCAATATCCTAAGAAGATGGCTTTTGATGTTTTTGGAGCGGATAGAATTGCTAGTTTTGGCATTCATTCTGGCGAGGTTATTAACGTTAGCTTTGATATTGACGCACATGAATATCAGGGCAGATATTTTAATCAGATTCGTGCTTGGAATGTTACTAAGGTGTCACAGCAAGCTCCTGCACAAGGTGGTGGCTTTAGTGGCAATGCCCAGTCTAGCGCACAAGCGGCACAACAAGCTATGAATGCTGCTGGCGTGGCAAACCCGACGAATCAGCAAAATCTGTTTCCACCTGAACAGCAGTCAGCACAGCAGCAAGCACAGCAACGAGGGAACTATGATGACCTTCCCTTCTAGCGTAGAGTTAATCAAACTAGCATTCAACGCTTATGTGGTTCAATCTGAAAAATGTGTTTGAACTTGAAAAGTTTAGAGCAAAAGTAACCGAGTTGGAGACCAAAGGTGCTATGGTAGAACTGAAAGAGAAGCGTGGGCGTTCCTTAAATCAGAATGCCTACCTTCATTTACTTCTATCAGCATTTGCTCTTCAATACGGCTACACTCTAGACGAAGTTAAGACACATTTCTATAAGCTAGTAGTGAACAAAGATATATTTCTCAGAGAGGGGGTTGATAAATTCACAGGAGAATGCTATAAGTATCTTCGTTCTTCTGCTGACCTTACGAGAGACGAAATGAGTAAATCAATTTCTGATTTCAAATCGTATGCAAAAGAAGAAGCTGGATTTGATTTCCCTGATTCTGATGAATATATCGCACTACTTCATATTCAGCATGATATAGAAAGACAACAAAATTACATACAATAGCTTATGATGTTACCAACTAACATACGTCAGAAGTCTAGCGAATTGTTCCCTAATGACGCAGAGAAACAGAGAATATTTTGTATGGGTGCTGCATTCTCGTTAGGAAACGATTTGTCGGATTTCGAGATTACTACAGAGCAAAAACAAGAAGAATATTATCCTTGCAAAGAAGCTCTTGAAATGTGGCTTGCATACAAGACAGAAAAACGTCAGACTTACAAGCCACGTGGGTTAGAAGCTCTTAAAAAGAAACTTCTACAGTTATCAAACGGAAATCCCGAATACGCAAAGGTTATCGTTGAGTATTCTATGGGCAACAACTATACAGGGTTGTTCGCTCCTAAAAATAATGGCGTGAATAGTTATGAACAACAGCAACGAACTTTCAACAAAATTAGTTCAATCCTTGCCGACTGAATGTAGTCAAGCGGTAGCAAAATATGGCAAACAATATGCGCTATTCTTAGACAAATATCCTACTCTGCAAAATCGAACAGATGCAATTACATCTGTATATGATTCTGTCGCTAGAGGCGGTATGTCCTTTGTTGAGATTGATAAGTACTTCAAAGATGGTGCAAGCGAGTTCTGGATTAAGATGATGCTCATCGACTTGTTTATGGTTATTGGAGCTATCGACGTAACTACTCCTTATCAGTTCAAGGCTATGGCACAGCGTATCAGACAAGAATACTATCACCTTACGCCTAGTGAGCTTACTAGATTCTTCTACGAGTTTTCTATGGGCAAGGTTGGCGAAATCTATGTAGGAAAGACAGTAAATCCTCAAAAACTTTTTATTGCTCTCGAAAAATACATGTGTAAGCTTTATGAAAAGAGAGCTGAAATTGATTCTCAGAAGTTAGCTGAGAAACAAAAGAAAGAAGATGAGGAATCTAGAAGAAATGCAATATCATACGAAGAACATTGCCGCTTAAATGGTGTTGATATTGAAAAATCACCTCTTGAAAAGCTAAAGAGAAAACTTGAAAAAGAATCAAAACGAGACAGAAATGGCAGACGTAAGTAAAATGGCACAGGAATGGCTCAGTGAGCATCCTGACGCGACACCAAAAGAAATATGGTTAGCTGGTTATTGGAAATCTACCGATAACTGGTGCAATCGAACTAAATAATTTAATAATTATGACGCAGAAAGAACGTATTGAGAACGCAACCACAAAACAAGCGGTAGTGTTTATCGGTGTTTATTCTTGGGTTATCCTAAGAAATATAGGAAGAGCAATCAATAAGGCGGTACACAAGCTGCCTTGGTTGTTCATAGTTGTAACAATAGTAATATCATTCATCGTTAGCTTCGTCTTTATTTCTAAGGCTAGAGCAGAGCGAGATAGTTACAACCAGAGGTTAGTTCATACAACACAGCAGCTTGATAGCTTCTATGCTGCATACGGAAACATTAAATCAAAGTAATATGGAAGAAATAGAATTATACAACGAATTACAGAATACAGAAGGTTATTTAAAGATGGCGGATTCACAAATAGAAGAGCTTCGCCGAAAGAAGAATGATATAATGAACGACTTTCTAAGTTTGTTACCTTTTCAGAAAGGTGACAAGGTGAAAGATAAAAATGGCAATATCTTTATCATAGAACGTCTAATAGATGCTGTATCTATTAGCAAGAATGAAATCAAGGTTCATTTTCTTATCCGAAAAATAAAGAAAAACGGAGAACCTTATCAATACGCAAACGAAGCTTGGGGAATTGATTATTTTTCCTTAGAGAAAGTAACAGAGTAACTAACCATCAGCAAAGAATATAAATAGGTAGTAATATGACAGAAGAACAATATCAACAAGTTATTTCTCTTGATAAGAAATTAAAAGAATTAAAAAGGGTATATCATATATTAGATAATAATGATACTCATCTTTCTTACTATCATAATCAGAATGGTTGGGGAGATGATAAACTCTGTAGCTCTGAAGATTTGTCTCCTATAAAAGATATTTTGGCAAAGTATGAAAACATCATACGCCTTGAAGTCAAGGGAGAAATAGAGAGTATTAAGAAACAAATTAGTGAAATTTAAATTATAGAGTATGGAATGGAATAAAGTATCAGAAGTAGAAATTCCTTTCGGAGAAGAGGTAATTGCCTTTAACGAAAAGTGGATTGATGAGGATTTTAATCCTAATGGCACAAGAGTAGGTTTTATACAAGACAATAGTGGCAAAGTTTTTATTTCTGCAACTTGGAATAATGAGCAGGATTGCTATGATACCTGTAGTGAAGAAGGAGATGACTACTACAAAGGTGTCTCAGGTATTCCAGGAATGGACGCATACTATAAGCAGTTTGCAAAGCCAAATATGCCAACGCATTGGATGAAAATGCCTACTCATCCTTAGTAAATAACCATCCTTATTGGACATAAATATAAGTAATATGGACGGAATGGTAATCAATAATTTGTCTGCACAAGCAACTACAGAATGTAATCTGTTGCAGCAAGAACTTCTAACATCGTTTGTTGATGCTAGAAAACAAAAAGGTATTATAGAAAGCCTAATGAAAAGATTAGCGGTAAAAAAGATGAATGCGATAGAAGATATGTATGGAAACGTACATGTTACCAATGATAAATTTGGCGAGTGTGGTAGCGACTTTTACATTGATGCAACCACTGATAGAATTACGTTGTCTCTAAAATATTACGTTTATAGGATTCCATTGGACGGTTTATCTAAGCACGACAAAAGTGTTGCTAGACGTTATAACAAATATGTGTACAGTTACGATACAGCCAATAATGTATCATCTGGTTTTAAGACATTTTGCCCTTGGGGTGGTCTTACAGGTAGTTGCGATTGGAGTTACTATATTGATGATATTCTCAAAAGTGATTTTCTAACTGAAGGCATTAGTGTTGATAATGCAATAGATGGTGTATTTAAAGTCTTTCTTAAATAGTATGCAGACAAATTGGAATCCAAATAATTCGTGTGTACTAGCAGGTGTTCCTCTTGCAGTTCCATCGAAAGAACAGATAAGCAAACTCTACATGCTTTTCTATTCTATGGTAGGCGGCTTTACTAAAATTGTCAAGTCTAACATAGATGAAACATTCAAACTGGTATCGGAAGATGAAAAGCTATTTAAGTATGATGTAAAGAGAAGAATGACAGAGGCGAAGGAATTTTCCGATGAATTGATTGACTTATTCAAAGAACGAATGAAAGCTGACGGCATGTCTGAGATATGGGATAAGCTTACTTTTATCATCAAGTTCAATCTACAAGATGATGTAAGGAAATGTTATTATGCGTTAGATAACCAATTTCTAAAGCATCATATTGAAAGACATAAGATGTACACAATGGTTGTTATGTCTGGAATATTGAGCGGAATGCTTGAATCTTCTGTTTCTGCATTTAGAAAGACAATGGATGAATATAATGGTTCTTGGGCAACCAATATTGCAGAATACTTTATTATCCCAATTAAGGGTGTTCATTCTCGTATGCGTAATGCCGTGGAAGCTATATATCCTGAATCTGTAGATAAGAAAGTGTTTTCAGATTGCCCTGACAAACTCTCTCTCGGATTCGAAATCATCGGGAAAAAGGTGCTTGATTATAAACGTGCCGAAAAAGCACTTGCAGATGCTTGTATATTCAGTGGTCTTAATCTTGATATAAACGGAATTATCGTAGATGGAGAAGACGCACAAGATAACACTGGCACTCCTTGGAATGAAGCTCAATTAAGAGCATTAAAAACAGGTTACCCAGACTCCTCTAACAAAGATATTGCTAGAATAGTTGGCAGAAGCGTTTACGCGGTCGCTAAACAAGCTAAGAAACTCGGATTGAAGAAATCTGAGGAGTATATTAGAGAGACTAGAATAGCTAACTTAAAACGTAAGAAAAATGAAAAAGATTCCAACGCTGTACACAAAGAACAGTAAAGGTCGCTATCAGGAATACAAGATTCCTGACCTTGATATATCGAAGACGTTCTATCGAAAGATAAATGGAAAGTATGAACCTACGAATATGCTCTTGTATGATTCCATAGAAGAGGGTGTATGGGTAGTTACTCGACAGTCTTCAACAGTTAACATTATTCGTGCAGATTACCTTCGTGAGAGTTTCCACCTTGACAAGGCTGCCGACATTGAGCGTTTCCCTCTGTCAAAGATGGGACACATCAAGAAGGTTGCAGAACGTATCATTGATGAGCTGAGACTTGGTAATACAGACTCTAGAGCTATGACAAATCACGAACTTGTCAATTTAGTTGTCGGGCTTGTCTATAAATACAATGATGAGGTTTAATTATGGAAGATTTACCTATTGGCGCAGAAGTCGTGTTAAAGGTTGTTGAGACCAAGGAAGCTGATTGTACTGGTTGCTTCTTTGATGAAATTGCAAACATTATCAATATAGAAACGTGTAATCGAATCAAGTGCGCATCAAATGAGCGTAAAGACGGAAAGAATGTTCAATTCAAAAGAATAAAGTAATATGGCTACAGCAAATTTTGAAATTGGGAATAAAGAATTTGAGGTACGTTATGGGTGATGATTTTCCTTTTGGTTCTCCACGTATTAGATTTAATGTTCCGAAAG